CTAGGCCGCGTGCCCCATGTTCTGCCCCACACTTGGCGAAGTGGTCTGCTGTACGATCCATTCGTCCACCTGAGTGGATAGCCATAGCGATCGCGAGCAGACCTTGTGCGGCTTGGGAAATTCCCCGACCTGAATCTTGCGGTAGATGGTCGCGGGGCTCAGCGCTACCTTCGCACGCACGTCCTTCATGGCCAGCAGGCGCAGATCGCTATCAGTCTCGGGCATTGGGGTTCTCCTCCAGCAGGTACTTCGTGTCGATGGCCCAGCCAGCTTCGCGCGCGCCTAGCAGTCGCAGCTCCGCGGCGTCGAACTCGTCCAGGCGCAGGAAAGTGATTGCCGCCTCAATATGGCCAGGCGCAATTGCGCCTCCGCTATAGAACCGGTCATAGACGTTCTGCTTGCAGCACTGCCAGGGTCCGGCCAGATCGTGCATGCGCTTTCCCTCTTCGCGAAGGTGGCGCTTCAGCAGCTGCCGCACGGTGGCTTTACCGACCGGTACGCGGATGGGCCTGCCGCCCACGGCGAGGCCATTGTTGCGTGCCTGGCGGGGTAGGGTGCGGGATCCGTCAGCCATTGCCGTGCTCCTGCTGGTAAGCGTGCCATGCGCGTTGCACGCGCTGGAACTGATCCGCATCACCGCCGGCGTGGTCCGGGCGGTGCTGGGAGCGCAGCCGGCGGTAACTCCCTTCGGGGTCGCTCGGGTCTAGCACGTCGCGCCACGAAGCTGCTGCGGGCGCCGGCAGGGCGGTGAAGCCAGCGAAAGCCCGTTCGAGAATGGCCGCGCCGCCGTGGCGTTCGATCGCGCGCATTGCATCGAGCGTGGCGGCCACCGCCGCCAGGTTGTCGGCCACTCGGTCGTAGCGGTCGATGGCCATGCACTTGGGCGGCTGCGTCCTGTCGTAGCGGTCCTGCCAGTACACCGCGACACCGGGGTCGGCCGGCTCACGCTGGTTCGATCGCGGCAGGCCGTCGAGTCGCAGCTCAAGGTTGGTGCTGATCACCAAGTCGTCGTCATTGATGCCCATGCGCTGCAGCTCTATGCGCACACGGTCGACGGCCTCGGAAATGGTCAGCACGCGTGGTGCGTCGTAGTCACCGTTGTAGCGTCGGCGGCCAGCGCGACCGAAACGTGCCTTCTCTCGTTGGCCAGCCGGCGTGCGCTTCCAGCCTGCAGGCCAGGACAACGGGGATGCTGGGATGGTCACCGCTGCACCTCCGGCTTGGCCTGCTGGTCGGGGGTCATCGTTTTCCGCACAAAGACAACAAACTGCTCGAAAACGTCCCAGGGTTGCATCTGGCGAATGTCGAAGACTCCCGAATTAAGCTCTTCCCGCGCCTCGTCATTAGCAGGGAAGCTGCTGACGATCATTTCTGCGGCCAGCCTCACAGCTGGGTCAGAAAGATCCGGATTGCGAAATTTTTTCGTGCTCACGCATCACCTCCCGCCGCTTCCGGCTGAGGATGCGTGGCGAGGGCCGTGGCTTCTTCATCAGCGATGGCCTGATAGTCGGCGTTATCCCAGATAGCGCCAATGCCGCCGCATTCGCCGCAGCCATTCCCAAGGTGGCAACGAAGCCCCGCGCTATACGGTCCTGTCTCCATGCCTTCGTTCAGTTCATGGCAGCCGCTGCATGCACGCCAGAATCCGTTGCCGGCGTTGATCTGGTCGGATACGCCAATCAGCTCCACCGGCACAGCAGCAGGCGCGGTGTACTCAGTGGCGAGTTGCAGCAGCAACCTATTTGCTGAGGGGAATTCGTCCTCACCCAACACGCGCCCCAGGTATTCGCCGAGCTCGCGCAATGCATTTGGGCTGCGCGCTATCTCTGCCTGCACGAACTGCTCGAAACGATCTTCTGCCGAGTGATCAGACTGGCACGGCACAGCAGCAGGCGCGGCACGAATAGAAGGCGCTGTGCCATCCAGCAGAATGCACCCTTCTTCCTCGGCATCGACGCATTCGCAGTAGACGCCCGGACCACTGTGCCCTGCCTCGTTGTAGAAGATCCGCACACGGCCGCGGTCGTCGAAGTCGGTATCAAACTCTGGATCGCCGGCCATCATCAGCGCCTCCAGAAGCTGGCAAGCGGTCAGGTCGATGTCGCTAGAGTTGTAGGACGATGCAGCAGGCGCGGGCGGGGCGGTGTCGCCGAAAATCAGCGGTCGTAGAACGAGTCCATCGGCGGTGCCCTGCCTCAACATGAACTCATCCACGTCCTGCTCTTTAAGGACTACCACCAATCCATCCGGATGCTCAATGTGCCACGCCACCGGCTCCTGCCCATGCAGCTGGCTGGCGGCGAATTCCTCATGAACATCGAGCAGCGCCTTGATCGCGTCGACGGCCACTGCCTGATCTTCAGCCGGCGCAGGTAGCGCGCGCAGCGCCAATTCCATCTGCTTGAGCTCATCGGCAGCGGATGCGCCGATCAGACCGACCAGAGCCTTACGCAGCCGAGTGATTGCCTGTGCTTGGGTCATCACCATGGCTCAGCCCTCCACCTTTGACAGGCGCAGCGCCTGCTCGAGCACCAGGAAGAGGCGGCGTATTTCGGCCGACTGCAGCGCGAAGCGCGCATCCAGTTCCGCGCGCATGCCGTCGCCCTCGACGTCGTCGAGCTGGTCCAGCGCGCCGTCCAGGAATTTGAGCTTGCGGATCACCAAATCCTCGCCGAGGACGAACGACAGGTTGTCATCCAGCACCATCGCCAGCTTGGTCACCTGCTTGCCGGCCTCCAGATGCTTCGTGATCTCGTCGCCGCGCAGCTCCTGGTGCTGGCACCTCACGATGGCGCCGCCCTCGATCGGGTCGCGCAGCTCGGCCTCCTCGCCAACGCTCAGCGATTTAGGCAGCGGCTCGCCGGCGATCCAGCCGGTGAGCACCGCGCGTGGCGCCACCTCGGCGTTGAGGGGCAGGGCCGGGAAGCTGCCGAGCATGGCGCGGATCTCCGACACGACGCTTTCGCCGACCTTGCGGCTGGAGGTGTCGACGATGGCCACGCCGTGGGTGAGGTCGAGGATGACGTCGGTGCGCGAGTTGCGCACGAAGGCCTTGGGCAGCAGCTCGTGGATGATGTCTTCCTTGAGGCGCTTGCGCGCTTTGCCGCCCGGGCGCCGGCCTTCCTTCTTCTCGATGTCGGCGCACTTCTGCTCGAGCGCGTCGTTGATGACGGCGCCGGGCAGCATCTTGTCCTGGCCGCCGACGGCCAGCCAGAGGAAGTCGCCGATGCGGTGTGACAGCTGCTCGGTCTCCTCGCGGCCGAAGGGCGAGACGAAGCCGCGGGAGGCCATCTCCAGCGGGCCGACGGGCTTGAGGGCGCATTGCGGCAGCAGCTCCTCGACGGCGGAGAGGTCGAGGGAAGCCGGGAAGCGGAACATGGTGAGGTTGCGAAAGAACATGGTTGGTCCTTGAAGTCAGAATTAGGGGAGGCGCTTGAAGCTGATGACCCACACCCAGGGGTTGGCGTCCCAGTCGCCGCCGGTGCTTTCCCACAGAGCTTTGAAGGCAATGCGTTCGTCACCGGCGTTGAGGTCGCGGATTGGCGTGCTTTGCTCGCCGGCCCACTCCATGGCGCCCTCAGCCAGTGCATCGGCCTCGCTGATTGCCTGCAGCCGCTCGACGCGAACATCGGTGATCTCCAGCACCAGGCGGCAGGCCGAGCGCGGCATATGGATGTTTGGGCAGGTGTCGCGGCTGTACCACCAAAGCTGCCAAGCGCCGTCATAGCCGTTGCCTGTTCCGACCGGATAACAGACCGGCTGCTGATCAGCGCTGTAGCGCGCCAGCTCTGCAGAATCGCTGGTGGTGCGGTCTACCAGTGTCGTCTCCCGCACCCACAGCCGGTCGCCGGGCTGGCCGAAAGGGCACATGTCGTTCGCGGGATCCGCCACGTACTGCGGTGTGAATTTGGCGTTTTCGAGCCAGTCCAGCGCCATGCCCTTTGCCGAGCGCCGCGTCTGCGTCTTCGCGCCGGACAGGATGGCGCGCACCATGGCGCCGTTGAACAGGATGGGGCGCTCACGCATGGGCTGCTCCTCGGCTCGTCAGCCACTGTCCGAAGGTCAGGCCCGAGTCCGCAGCCAGGAATGCTCGATAACGGCGCTGCCCGGCGGACAACTTCGGCGCAGGCTCGACCTGGGCAGATTCGGCGGCGCGGCCAGTTGCCGTCACGGTGAAGACGTCATCGCCGCCAGACAGCGCGTTGCCGCTGCGGCGCTGCATCAGTCCCAGGTCAACCAGTTGCATGCACGTCGGATGGTCGGTGCTTCCTTCGCCAGTGACGAAGTGGTTTCGGTAGCTCGGGTTGCGTCCGTTTTCGCCGGTGCCCAGCGAGTGGCGCAGGACATCCAGCTCCTCTGGTGTGAGGTCACGCATGGCGGGCCTCCTTCGCGCCATTGCGGTACAGCGCGTCGAACTCGGCGATATCGCCCTGTGCGATGAAATAGCCCTCGCGGAAGCGGTAGGACTGGACGTATTTCAGGCCAGGCAGTCGGAAGTCGCAGCTCGACAGGATTCCGCCATGCGGGTCGGCCTTCTCCAGCCGGTAGTCGCAGACGTGTGCGCGGATGATCTCCGCCTTCGGGAATTGCGTTTGGACCAGCTCGCAGATGGCTGCGACCGCAGCCTCACGGCGCCTGGTCTGCGCCGCTCGCTCGGCCCAGCATGCACGTGAGCAGAAAACGGACGCACCTGCCTCCATTGGCTGTAGCCCTTCATCCTCGATCAATTCATCGTCGATGCGGCACCCGCAATGGGCGCATTCAAACCACCAGCCGTTGTCGATCAGCACAAGCGGCGGCACCGGGCCGGGCGCGTATGCGTCCAGCGCGGGAGTTCGACGGCAGGATTCGACATCGGAAAACTCGCAGTCCATCTCGCCCGCGCCGCGCCGGCGCGCTGCTACCGACGACGTGTCGAAGATCACCACCGATTGATCGTAGTGGTCGACCTGATATGCCTTGAGGGCGGCTGTCTCACGCATGGTTCTGCTCCTTGTCGACCGCCGCGAAGTGCTGCGGCAGCTGTGTGAGGTCTGGGCGCTGGCCGTTGCGCCAGGCGGTCTGGTAGTGGCGGCCGAACTGCTCGCGCAGCTGGTCGATCTCGCGGGCTTCGGGTGAGAGCTGGGCCCGGCGCAGCTGGCAGGCGCACTCGTAGCGCTGCAGGCGCGCGGCGTCGGTGATCTGGCGCGGCATGCCGGCGAGGTCGTGCTGCAGGATGGCGTCGAGGCCGCGGCCGAGGAGGGCGAGGGTCATGCGACGTCTCCCAGCGGCAGGCCAATCTGTGTGGGCAGTGCCGCCTCGCGCGCGGCTGCCTCAATGGCGGCAGCGATGCGCGCCTCCGCGATCGCTGCATATGCGGGGTCCATTTCGATGCCGACGAAGGCGAAGCCCTCGAGCGCTGCTGCCTTGCCGGTACTGCCGCTCCCCATGAAGGGGTCCAGCACGGTGCCGCCGGCTGGCGTGACCAGGCGGCACAGGTAGCGCATCAGGTCCGTGGGCTTCACCGTCGGGTGGTTGTTTGCGCGCGCCGACAGTGCGTAACCCTCATCCCGCCGAGTAAGGTGCTGGCCGCTGGTGTTCGAAACCATGCCGCCGCTCGTCTTGGTGAAAGCCTCAAGGCCCTCATCGCGATCGGCCTTGCTGGCCTTGGCGCAGTAGAAGAAGCGCGCCGCGCTGCCTGAATCGCGGCGAGCGATGGCGTCGCGAGCAGCTGACATGTCACCGTAGATGCCGAGCGACTTTCGGTCCCGGCTGTGTCCAGTTAGGTCGCCCTGTTGTCCTGGAGCGTTCGGAAAGGCGGCAATGACTTCGCCGCTTCCGTCAGTGATCACATTGGCCGGCCATCGGCCAGCTGGGTCTCCTCCACGTGGGCCAGGGGTCGCCGCAAAGTTGCTGGCGCCACTGCCGGTGTAGCGACGTTCCGCGCTTGGTTCTCCAGCGCGAACGCGCGGCGTATCGACGTCGTTGCGGCACGGGATAGCGCCAGCGCCGGCGCGTAGCTGTTCGCCCCTGGTTTCGATCCGGCATCCATCGATGTTCAAGGCGCCGGTACCGTAAGCCGAATGGTTCGCCGCCACGGTTCCGATCAGCGGCTTGCGCGCCATCAGGATCGGCTCGTGTGCAGGCTTGAGCGCGGTACCGCCCCACGGACCGTTATGTGACTTCGGGAAGCCGGACCCGAAAATCCACATGAGCTGATCACGGACTTCGAAACCAGCGTCCTCAATACCGCTGGCCATCCGGTGGTACGTGCGCGGCGCAGCGAAGGACAGCAGGTAGCCTCCAGGCTTGAGCACGCGCAGCGCCTCAGTCGCCCATGCGGCGCTGAACTGCTGGAACGCGCGCATGGCTGCTGGACTCATGTCGTAAGTGCCGGCCGCGGCGGCCGCGCTGTTGTGCGCGCCGTTTTCGGTGGCGCTTGGGTCAGATGAGGGCATGCTGCGCCGGTAGCCGTGTCGCGCGGTGATGTCAGCCCCGTCCCATGCCTTCCCCATGAAGCCGATTCCATAGGGCGGGTCGGTCACGATGGCATCGACCGAGTTGGACGCCAGAGTGGGCAGGATGCTGAGGCAGTCGCCGACGTGGATCATGCGGCCACCTGCAGCGGCAGCAGCTTCGTGTCGAGGTTCGCCCGCGCCAGCGCGACCAACGGCGGCGGGCTTACCGAGTTGCCGCACATGCGCACTGCGGCGCTGGTGCTGATGGCGCGGCCGTCGGCGGTGTGGGTGATCCGATAGCTGGCGGGGAAGCCCTGCGCGCTGAACAGCTCGTGCGGCTTGAGCATGCGCAGGCCGATGTCGACGATGACGTAGGGCGTGCCCTGGATCACCACGGTGACCAGCGCTAGCCGGTCCTTGGTGGTGACCGTGTCCAGCGGGTCGCGCGGGTCCACGGCGATGCCGCTGCCGTAGTACTTCACTAGGAACGCGGCCACCTGCAGCGCGCCGGCCTCCTGCTCGGGACTCAGCGTGCACTCGATCATCCCGTGGTGCACGGTGCTCGCGCACACGGTGCCCAGCGGCTCATCGGCTGCCTGTCCATGGGTGTGATTGCGCATCGTCACCACGTGGGCGGTGGCGAGCTGCTGCTGGCTGCCGGTCGCGGTGATGGTGCTCATCGGCTCGCGCGCATCGCGGCCGCCGCCTTCGTAGAAGCCGCCGTTCGCCTGTTCCAGGAAAGCCGTCATCACGCCTTGGCCGCCGCCGCTCGCGACGATGGTGCCGATCGGGCCCTGGATATCGTTGATGCCGTGACTGAAGCGCTTGCCAGGCGTCTTTCCCTCGCCATGGCCCATCTGCACCAGGCAGGGAGCCACCAGAGCGGTGTCTGCCTTCGTGGTCATCGTGTAGAGCGGTTCGGCACCTGAGCGCGGCTCGGACTGGCCGGCACGCCCGCCGACACCGGCGAGGATCGGCGTCACTGCCGAGAAGTGGCCGCCTTTCACCCCGGCGCAGATCGTGCGCAGCGGCTCGTCGGCGCGCATGGTGCGCTGATTACTGGCGTTCGAGTGCTCGGTGATGAAGGGCGCCAGCTCCGGCGCAACCAACATCAGCTCGCCGCGGTGCGCTGCGGTGATCGTCGGCAGCGGCGCCTGCACGTCGTTGACGCGGTCCGAGCCCTGGTGCGTGGCCGGCACGATGAAAGGATCGGCCGACTGCAGCACGTGGCGCATCACGCCCTTGGCAATGCGGCGCAGCGTGGCGTCAGCGAGCGGGCGCTTGCGGGTGAAGATCGACGGGCAGGGCAGCGAGAAGTCCAGGCAATCGGCGGCGCGCACGCGCGGCTGCTGGCCGGGCGCGGCGCCGTGCGTCGGCGCCGGCCACACAATCGGCTCGCCGTCGCGGCGCGCGATCAGGAACAGGCGTTCGCGACTGGTGCCGGCACCGTAATCGCTGGCGGTCAGCTTGCGCCACTCCACGCGGTAGCCCTTCGATTCCAGCGCCGCGACGAACTGCCGCCAGGTGCGGCCGCTGTGGCGCTTGTCCGGCACCAGCTGCTGATTCGCCACCGGCACCCGTTCGCCGCGCGCCGCCACGGTGCCGTCCATTTTCAGCACGCGGCCGGTCGCCTTGCAGCGCTTGGCCACCAGCGGACCCCAGGTCAGGATCTGCCACACGTTTTCCAGCGACAGGATGCGCGGCGCGGTGTTCGTGCCGTCTCGCAAGTCGGCGCGTAGCAGCTGGCCGATCCACTTCAGCGCCACCCAGGAAAGCGCGCGGGTTTTGTGGCTGCGCGGTTGGCCGCCCTTGGCCTGGCTGAAGTGCGTGCAGTCCGGCGAGGCATGGAACCAGCCCACCGGCCGGCCGGCCACGTCCTTGCGCGGGTCGGCGTGCCAAATGTCTTCGCGGTGGTGGATCGTCAGCGGGTGGTTGGCCGCGTGCATGCCGATCGCCCACTCATCGTGGTTGTAGGCCAGCGCCGGGTCGACGCCCAGCGCCTGCTTCAGCGCCTCGCTGGCGCCGCCGCCGCCGGCGAACAGATCGACCACGATCTCACCGGGGCGCAGGCACGAGACCTGTGGAACGGGGAAGTTGAAGGAGTGCGAGCCGTCAGCCATGGGTGCGTGCGTCCTGTGCGTTGGTGTGGAAGGCGCTCACTTCGTGATCAACCTGGTGGTGTAGGGGACGATGGTTTCTGCGCGGCGCGCGACGGCGCGCTCCTGGCTGGCGGTGCCTTGCCAGATGCGCCACGGATGGGCGCGGGGCTTTTTGGCGCGCTCGATCGCCGCACGCTGTGCCGGGGTCTGCGTGGTGCTCATGCGTGCGCACGCCGTGCGTAGGGCGCCAGCGGCGGCGATATGGCCGGCAGGTGGTGGGGCACGTCGTCAAGCATCTGCACGGGCGCCACTGCCTTGGCGATGGCGTCGTGCCACTGCTTGAGCTCGCGCCAGCTTTCCACCGGCAGATCCACGAAGGCGCCGCGCACCTTTACGTAGTGACGACTGCCTGGGGCGTCGGGTTCCGGTTCGACGAACTGGATGACTTGCTTTCGATAGGCCAGGACGGCAATCACGCAGGTGCGGTTGACGATGATCTGCAGCAGCCAGCTGCGCGAGCCTTCGCACCAGGACAACTCAACGTTGTTGTGGAAGCCCTTCACCGTGTGGCGGTAGGACTGGCGGCTCATGCAGCACCGCCGGCGGCGCGCAGCGCCTCGTCGAATTCGTCGAGCGCCACGCGGATGGGGTGGCGGACGTGCACGGCTTCGGGGCTGCTGACGTTGGCGATCGCGATGGCGTGCTCAAGGTCGGCGGAGAGCTGGCGGCCTTTTTCGAACAGGTCAGTCATTGCCGCGCGCGCCGCGATCTGGGCGATGCTGGCCTGGCCGGCGTCGGTTTCGCGCTGGATTGCCTGGTCAAGCACCGACAGCACATCGACAGGCGCGCTCACGGCTGCACCTCGACGAAGGCCTGGCCATGCATGACGCACTGGGCGGCCGGCGCGGTACCGGCCAGCGCCGGCGACGCATCGGCCGGGAAGATGGCGTTGGCGCGAGCGCACGAGTCGGGCAGGGCGTAGTCGCCGGAGTCGACCGCGTCCACGGCGTCGAGCGCTTCCTGCCAGCGGCGCGGGGTGAAGTCGCCACCGGTGAGGGCAGCGGCCACGCCCTCCGCGCAGTCCGGCACGCGGCCGGCGGTGGCGAAACCATTGAGGGCGGCGCGGGCGATGCCGGCGCGCAGGCTCCAGTCGTCGACGGTGGCCAGCTCGTAGACCGCCAGCGCGGCGCAGAAACGCGGCGAGGTGATCGACAGCTGCTCGGGGATGGCCTCACCGGTGTCGGTGGTGGGCTCTGCGGCGGGCTGGCCGGTGACGGCGCAGCCTGCGGCCAGTGCGACAAACGCTACGACGCAGAGCGTAGAGGCAGTGCGGGATGTCATGGCTCAGGCCCCCGCCCAAATGCGCTCACGGAAACTGTGCGCATCGCCGTCGGCCATTCGCTCAATTTCGCTGCGCACCAGCGCGTCGCCGTAGATCTGGACGCCAAGAAGGCGGCGAGCGCGCACGGCGCGGTCGGTACGGCCCTGCGCCATCTCCGAGGCAAAGGCCTGACGACGCTTGTGTGCGGCTTGCATCTCCGCAGACAGGTCACCATTCGGGTCACCTTGAGCGGCGATATCGGCGGCCAGCTCACTGAGGTAGGCCTTGGCGGCCGTTTCGAGCGCGACGCGTTCCATCTGAGTCTCCGTGCCCCGCGGCGGAATGCCGTGTTACTGGGGCGTCGAAACAACTCTATGGTATTCCATAGATCCGTGTCAATGGGATTCCATAGATTATTTCGTGGCGGACTCAGCAATCCGGGCGGGGCTGCGCTTCGTTACAATTGCGTTAGCTTTAGGGGCGCGGCCCCATGCCGCGATGGAAGAAACAGGGGAAATGGAATGAAGAAGCTACTCGCAGCTGCGATTGTGATCGCGGCGCTCTCTGGCTGTGCGGCCAATCCGCCGCTCAACTTCTCGGTGCCGGGCGTAGGGGTCAGCAGCAAGAAGCTCGATGCTGAGCTGAAGTCGCTCACCGTTACCTTGGCCCGGCCGGACGAGGCAAAGGGCAAAGTGCCGCCCGAGGCGCAGCACGAGGTTCCGGAGATGTGGCAGAACGCATTGACGGAGGCACTCAACCGCATGGCGATCTTCCGCGACGATGCGCCGCGTAAGCTGAGTTTGTCGGTCAAGATCCTGGCGATCGACATACCGTCGTTCGGCGCGTCGATGACCACCAAGACCATTGCTCGCTACGAACTGATTGATCGAGCGAACGGCAGCATCGTCTATACCCAGGACGTAAGTGCTTCGGGCACTGTGCCCGCGACCTACGCCTTTGCCGGCGTGATCCGTGCTCGCGAGTCGGTCAGCCGCTCTGCGCAGAACAACATCGCCCAGTTTCTGCAGGCGTTGGAAACGGTCGACGTCAGCAAGCCGATGTTCCCGAGCAGCCAGGCGACGCCGTGAAGCGGCTCATCGTCGCGACCATCCTCGCGGCCGCATTAGCTGGGTGCGCACCTAACGTGCGCACCGACAGCTATTCGGTAGGGTCGGTTGGCCAGGTCAACCGGACCGTGGCCGGTACGGTGATCAGTGCGCGCGCTGTTTCGATCGATGGCACCCAGGGTGGCGGCGCCGCTGCGGGCGCGGCAGCTGGTGGCATCGCCGGCTCATCGGTTGGCGGCAGTAGTCGTGCCAACGCAGTCGGGGCGGTTGGGGGCCTGGTAGCCGGCGCCATTGTCGGTGCGGCTGCCGAACGCTCGGCATCACGTGCGGATGGCATGGAGTACGTCGTGCAGACCGAGAACGGATCGCTGATGACGGTGGTGCAGGGCGCTACGCCGGCTTTCGCAGCGGGCGCCCGAGTACTCGTTCTGTACGGCTCACCATCCAGGCTGATCACCGATCCGCGCAACTGACCGCCAGCACCAGACCCCACAAAGCAAAAACCCCGCCGGAGCGGGGTTCGTCTTGATTTGCAAAGCGCCTTCAGGCTGCTTGACGTTGCGGCTTGCTCAATATTTCGCCCATATAGGCATGGAGCTTGCCGAACTCAGCGTTCACCTCGCGCGCCATAGCAATGAGCTCATCCAGGCTCTTAGGCGAGCCCAAGTCCCTTTGATTCATCATGGTGGGTTCGGTGTTCATCACTGTTCTCTTCTCTTGTCTGTGTCGTGGGGCGTTGGGTGTCGGAGTGCGTCTTAGGAGTTACTTGCTTTGCTGTGTGAGCTTTGTGATTACGTCGTCGTACTCGGACTGATTGTTGTACTTCAAAGCAATATGAACGCGCCGAATCAGGTGAATGCTCTGCTGACAGTTGGCAAGCTGAACTTCGCAGCTGTGGCTCACTACGCCCATTGCGCCGTCCAAAATTGAGTTCAGCAGGCCATCAATCTTGGTGATGCTCGCAACGATTTGCTCGATGCTTGGATCTGCCCATTCTGCGAAGTGCTGGAAACCGAATTTTGAACCTTCAAGTACATCTTCGATGTGACGAATCGTGTTGAGCCACATCTGGCCTACTTCGGCCTCAAGGGCCTCATTTCGGCTAACAGTTGCCTGACCAATTTGAGTTACTGCGCTCATCCATGCTTCCTGTTTTTGCCAGCTCAATGAGTTGACGCCAGTTAGTGTAGCCAAACTTTTAGAAAATTCCCACTTTCGGCTTGCTTTTTCAGTTATCCCGTGCAGGGTTAAGCCAAGTTTTCTGAAATAACTAATAAAAACAGTTACTTGGGTCTTAACGTGGGTTTGATAAGTCGCCTGCCTCGCTCATCCCTACTTAGCTAAACGGCAAGAGAGCCGATATCTTGAGGGCCACCTGCACCCCTTACCTTGGTTGGTCAGTCGCGCCAACCACCCACCCAATGCACCCGCCCAATGATGGTGATCGGGTGCTTCTTGGAGGCCATGGGCTTGGGCTTGCGCCACTGGTGGTCGCCGCCGGGGTTGTCGCTCTGGAAGTACACGCCGGCATCGAGCATCAGGGCGCGCTTCACGTAGTACTCGGGGTTGGCCATGCCGTCGACCTGGATGACATACAGGCTGCCGTCGACGGGGCGGGTGTCCGTCGTGTCGAACAGGATGGCGTCGCCGTCCTGGATGGTCGGCTCCATGGAATCGCCCTTGCCGTAGTAGACGGCCAGGTCGCGCCCCAAGATGCCGCGGCGGCGCAGGCTGGTCTTTTTGAACTTGAGGCTGTGGGTTTCGGCGTACTCCTGCGCCTCAGCGCCAGCACCCAGGCCCACTGCCTGCGACCAGCCGGTGACGTCCGTCCAGTCCGACTCATCAACGAGCGCCGCTCCCGGCTCTTTCGGCCCCTTGCCAGTCTGCAGCCACCTGATGCTGACGCCGAGCGCCTCTGCCAGCGCCGGCAACTGAGTTGTGCCTGCCTGGTCATTGTTCTCAATGCCGGCCAGCGTCGGGTACTTCACGCCCGACGCTTCGGACAGCTGGGGGCGCGTCATTCCCTTCAACTGACGGGCCTGCTTGATTCTTTCACCTATGGTCATTGAGCAATTGTTACGGGATAGCGTTATGGCATCCCGTTGACTTGTATCTATGGCATCCCATAACATGGGTTCCATGGACATGACCTGGTCGGATCGCATTAAGGGGCTCGAAGAGAGCGGGAAGTCGCTGACAGAAATCGGGCGGCTCATTGGCAAATCACCGCAGGCCGTCAGCGATATCAAACAGGGCCGCACGCGCGAGCCCGGCGGCATGGCCGCGGTGCGCCTGCATCACCTGTATCTGTCGATTGTCGGTACCGCTCCGGCTCCGCCGCCGGACCCGGACGCTGACCGCATCGTCCCCGTCGAGGTGGCCTGAGATGCGCGTGCTGCCCGACAAGTGGAATGTACGCATCTGGCTACGCAACTGGATCAACAAGCCGACTGCCAGCGAGGCGGCGGCTTGGGATGCGCTGCGCGAAGAGATGGCACAGTTTCCCGCAGCAGTTATGGGGAACGAAGCGTCCAGCACATTGCGGCTGGACGCTGACGCGCGGGTGGTTGGGCTTACTCGTAAGCCGCCAACATCATCGACTGGGCAAGCTCGATGATCTCCCTCTTTGCCTCTTCTGGCGCAGTGCCCTTCGCAAACTCCGCGATCGTGCGCTCCATTTCCAGCGTCGCGTTCGGATTGTCTTTGAGCAATCGCATCACGCCGATGAGCAGTAGCTCCGTGGCAGCTACGCGCCGCGTAGTCGCTGTCAGTAGCTGCACCAATTGTTCTTTTTCGTCCATGTCGCCCTCCTTGCGGGCAGTCGTTGGAGCCGTGGGGGCACCAGCGTACCGCGCTGAGGGCGACGCCTTCTTGATGCGTCCCGGCTAGGGCCGGCGCAGTTCCCGTGCAGTTGTTCTCCATGGCCATGATCTTGCCGGCCGCCGTCACTCGAAACCACGTTCAGGTCGAATCCCGATGAACATCACCGACGCCGCATACCACACCGTTCACGCATACCCAGGCGGCAGCGTGGCGCTTGCCACACGCCTGATCACCACGAAGGACGATGGCCGTGAGCGCGCCATGTCCGACGCAGTGCTGCGCAGCAAGGTGAACCCGAATACCACGACGCACCATCTGACGTTGGCCGAGGCCAGCCAGATCATGGGTGTGACCGGTGACGACCGCATCCTGCATGCGCTAGCAGCGGAGCACGGCTACACGCTCACCCGCACCGGCGCGCCGACCAGCGGCACGATGCTTACCGCGCTGCTGTCCGCTTCTTCAGCCAAGGGGAAGCTGTCGCAGATCATCAGCGAGGCAATCGACGACGGGCGCATCACGCAGAACGAGGCCGCTGAGATCGCGGTGGCATGCACCGATGCACAGGCGCAGCTCGCGCAGGTCGCCCAGCACGCGCGCGCGGCTGCCGAGGCCGGAGCGCAGTGATGTCGTACGGGGCCAAGCATCCGCTGGTGCTGAAGTCGCTGCAGGCGACTCCGCCAGGACTGAAGGGCAAGGAGCTGACGGCGGTCGAGTTCGCGCGTTCGATGGCTGACTGCACGCGCTGCGTTCTCGACTCCGTGCGTGGTCAGCGCGCTTCGACGGTGAGCTTCTTCAAGCGCGACCAGCTGGCTCTCCGCATAAAGCAATTGGACGCACGCGTCGCCTACTGGGAAGCCCGCGCCGAAGAGCTGGAGCGCGAAGAAGCGCAGGGTGGTGGTCGATGAAGGTTGAAGACCAAGCGCTGCGCCTCGCTGCTGAGGGCTGTAGCCGTGCCGAGATCGTGGCCGCGACAGGCATCACCAGAAACCGTGCGAAGAAACTCAAGCAGCAGAGCGCGGCCGACGCGGCAGACCAACTGCAGAAGCAGATCGCCTCTGCGTTTCGGGGTTGGCAGGCACCCGTTCCTCGTGAGCGAGTGGTCAGCCTATGAGCGCCAAGGTTTCCGGAATGGTCTTCGAACGCTACCCGACCGGTGGGGGCGAGATGCTGCTGGCGCTTGCTCTAGCCGATCACGCGCACGACGACGGCACGCACATCTATCCATCGATTGCTCGCCTTGCGGCGAAGACGCGTCAGTCAGAGCGCTCAGTGCAGTACCAGCTGCGTCGCATGGAGGAATCGGGCTGGCTGATCCTAGTGAACGACGGTCTCGGCGGTCGTGCTGCTGGTTTCAAAGAAGGCGGAAAGACACGTCAGTACCGAATCAGCCCGGAATGGATGAAGGGTGCAGATATTGCACCCTTCACCTCCGGCGGATGTTCCACGGAAAAGGGTGCAGATTCTGCACCCTTCAAGGGTGCAAATAGCGGCGCGAAAGGGCGCAAAACAGCGTCGGAAAGGGTGCAAAAAGACGCCGAAAAGGGTGCAAAGCTTTTGCACCCGAACCAAGAGCAACCAAAAGCAACCAAGAGCAAGAACCACACACCACACATCGCCGGCGCTGACGATTCGCGAGGTGTGTGTGGAACACCGGCAGGTTCCATCGCAGCAGCGTTGAACCGCGCCGCCCTGGTGCTGAACCGACCCGGCCTGCGTACCACCAGCCAGCACCCGTACCTGATCGCCGCAGCGGGTGAAGGCGTCACCGCCGAGCACCTGCTCGAGCTGTCCGACGTCTACCCGGACAAGCCTGCCGCCTATCTGATCACCGCGGCCCGCCGCCAGCGCGCCTCGGGCGCCAACGTCATCACCACCGGAGCATCCGCCCATGCAATCCCTCGCGAATGCGCTTCCGAGCGCACCCTCCGCCTTTCGCTCGAAGCCATCGAACGCGAGCGAGGCAGCAGTGCCGGCCCGGATTTCATTGACGCTGATTTCTACCGTTTGGACGCGCATGTCTGAGATCTACGGCCTGAAGTGGACCCGCGAGTTCGGCGCTGATGCATCGAAGGGCGCAGGCACGACTTGGGCGAAGGCGCTTGCTGGCTTCACTGCAGTGCAGCTAGGCGCAGGTATCGAAGCGTCCATCGCCTCAGCGGACCCGTGGCCGCCGACGCTGCCCGAGTTCCGCGCGCGCTGCCTGGGCGTGCCGAGCCTGGCGCAAGTGTCGAATGAGCTGCGCGGCAGTGGCGACCGCAGCGGCTTCACGGTGCTGGTCGGCATGAAGCTGGACGGCTATCGCTATCGCGGCGCCAGCGCCAGCGATGCCGATCGCATAGTGCGTGAAGCGTATGAACTGGCCCGCGAACACGTCATGCGCGGCGGTGAGGTGCCGGAGCCTGCCGCGACCGCGCTGCCGCCGCCGGCGAAGGTGCCGGAGGTGATCGACCGCGATGCCGCGCGCGCCGCGCTGGAGCGGGCAGCGGCAGAACTCGGCGACGCCACGGCGGTGACGGCATGAGGAACTATCCGACCCGCGTGCGCGAATGGTTGAAGGCCAACCCCGGCGCACACACGCCGCAGGTGATCCTGGACGGCATGGGCATCGAAGCCGGCGCGAAGGCGCGCCGGCCGTACTACAGCGCCATGAAGGACAACACGGAGGGCGGCTACCTGAAGCGCTCCGGCACCGGCCGGCGAACGGCGTACGAATTTCTCTCAGACCCGCCGCCGCGCCAAGTCGGCACCAGCGAGCAACGGATTGAGAAGCACCGCGCCTACATGCGGCAGCGGCACATCAAAAACGGTGGGCGCACGCTTGCCGAGCTGCGCGCCGACGAGGCGCTGCGAAAGGCGGCACGTGCAGAATGGCTGTTGCGGGAGCAGGCCGAGCGGCGCGCCCTTCGCCAGGTGTGCCGCGACGCCAAGGAGCTGGCGCGGCCACCGCGCAAGCCGCAGCCGAAGCGGTTGCCCAACGGACACACGGTCATTGCCGTGCGTGCCTCAGTGGCTCGCCGCGCTGCTGCCGTAGCCGCGCGTGCGCCAGCGCAGAGCGTCGACGACTGGATTCGCGCGGGTGGGCAGGTGATCCGCGTGCCCGGCATCGAGCAGTACATCCCCGATCGGTGTCGCGCTTGATCACCGTGACGCTTCCCTGGCCGAGTAAGGACCTGTCGCCGAACGCACGCGTTCACTGGGCGCGCAAAGCCAAGGCCACCAAAAGCGCCCGACAGCGCGACGTGCTTACCGCCTTCCAGGCTGGCTGGAAGGGCATGCAGTTGCCGACAGGCCGGCTGCACCTGTGGATCGACTTCTACCCGCCGACGAAGCAGATGCCGGACGACGACAACATGCTTGGCCGATGCAAGGCGTACCGCGACGGGCTGGCACAGGTGCTGGGCATCGACGACCAGCGATTCATCTCCCACCCGCTGGTGCGCGCTGAGCCGCGCAAAGGCGGCGAGGTGGTTTTCATCATCACCGGCGCGAGCCAGGACGTGCACCCATGAGCCAACTCACCATTGCCGGCGATGCACCGGCGATCACCAGCCGCGACATCGCCGAGCTGGTCGAGTCCCGGCACGACGACGTGAAGCGTTCGATCGTCCGCCTGGTCAATCAGGGCGTCATCGAATCTCCGCCAACGGCGGAAATTCCCACTGCGACTCGCCCGGGCAGCGTTTTCGTGTTCTCCGGCGAGCGCGGCAAGCGCGACAGCATCGTGGTGGTTGCGCAGCTGTCGCCTGAGTTCACCGCGCGCCTGGTCGATCGCTGGCAAGAACTGGAGCACCGCGTCGCCGCGCCGGCCGACCCGCTGGCGCTGCTTTCGGACCCAGCCGCGCTGCGCGGGCTGCTGGCCAGTTACGCAGGCCGCGTCGAGGAGCTGACCCCCAAGGCCGACGCACTGGACCGGATCGCCATCGCCGACGGCTCGCTCAGCCTGCGCGAGGCGGCCAAGACCATGCAGATCCCGGAGCGGAAGTTCCTGGCCCTGCTCGAACAGAAGCGCTGGATCTACCGCCACCCGCTGGCCTCGACCTGGCTGGCCTACGCCGGCCGGCTGCACAGCGGCTGCCTGGAGCACAAGGTCACCACCGGCGCCAAGCCGGACGGCAGCGAGTGGGTGCGCACGCAGGTGCGCGTCACCGCGAAGGGCCTCACCAACTTGGCCAAGGCGCTGAGCGCGCCGGCCGCGCTTTCCACCGTTACGCACCACTGAGGCCCCGATGAGCGAAGACCTGATTTCCGACCAGCCCGCGCCGCAGCCGCGCCGCATGAAGCAGCCGACCAAGGACGTGCTGCGCGCCAACCTGGGACACCACCTGCGCGAGCTCATCGACCTGCGCGCCGAGCATGCGCAGTTCCGCGCGAGCTGGTGCTGGCCGCTCTACGTCTGGACCCAGCGCGTGCGCACTGCGTTCGGCCGTGCCGGAAACGGTCGGGCATGAGCGCATTGGTAAAGCGCTCGGCCTGGGCGCGCAGCCAAGCCAGCCAGATCCGTGCGCGGCTCGACGGCATCCACAGCAAGCCGGCCATCGGCGAGCGCGAGCGCAAGAGCAAAAGCGCGGCAATCCGGGCCAATGAACACCAGGTCCGCAAGTTCGAACGCATCGCGGCAGCAGCAGAGAAGAGGGGGAATTGATGGACACGAACACCAACGCAGCCGACCCGCGCGCCGCGCGCCACGAGTTCCAGTCGCTGGACGACGCCACGCACTGGCTGGTGCTGCAGGGCGCGCCGTGGGCGAACGTGCGCGTGGACGGCCAGGTGTGGTGCCTGGGCCGGGATGGCAGCGCAGAGCCGGTGCAGGGGAGGGGCTGACCATGGCGCAATTCGACAGCTTCACCGAGGCGACGCGTTCCGACCTGGAGTGGTGGGGCTTCGAGTTCGCGCTGCACCGGGACATGGACTACCTGGGCCTGGCCAGCAAGAACATGCTGCAGGTGCTGATCGAGCACCGCGGCGAGATGCCGCCGCCCAACGTGGGGTTCAAGCCGCTGGAGGTGGACGCCCGGGCCCAGCGCGTGGAAGACGTGATCGGCGGCATCGCCCGGCAGGATGTGGTCATGGCGTGCGTGCTGCGCGGCTACTACTGCGGCATGGGGCGCAAGAACATCGAGCGCATGGAGACGGCGAACAACCTGATCGCCAACGCTGGGCACGCGCCGCTGCGCCAGGGCGCTTACCTGACCCTGCGCTCTGCCGGGTTCGAGCTGGCTGGCCGCCGCCTGCGCCCACACATGCTCCGCCCGCTGCTGCAGGTGGTCGCATGAAGCCTGCTGATGCGAAAGCGCTATTCAAGACCGAGGCGCAGTTGTGCGAGGTGTTCATCCGGGACATGAACGCCCAGGCCGGCTGGACCTGCTACCCCGAGACTGCCGGCTTCGACATCCTCGCGGTTCACCAGGGAGGGAGGCAGATCGGAATCGAGGCCAAGCTGGCGCTCAATGCCAAGGTGGCGGACCAGATCCTGCCCGAGGACTACGCAGCCCGATACGACAACCAGGGCCCAGACCACCGCGCGGTGATTGTCCCGTGTCTGACCGAGTCGAACTATGGGATCTCGCGGATGCTGCGCCTGCTCGGCGTGGCAGTGTGGGAGCCGCACATGGGCTGGACGAAGGATGGGGAGCGTCCGGAGTTCAGCATCGAGCAGAACCTGCGCTACGACAGCTATGTCGGCGAGGGCGGCCCTTCTTGCGATCTGGGGTTGACGCATTGCTTGTTCGACTGGAATCCGGCGAAGCGGTGCGACGTTCCCGAACATGTGCCAGATGTTCCAGCCGGTGTGCCGGCGCCGGTGCGCTGGACGCCGTGGAAGGCGGGCGCGCTGCGTGTCCTCGCGCTACTGAAGACCCAGGGATACATCACCAGCAAGCAGATCGCCGCACAGGGCATCAGCCCATCGATATGGACGCAGACCTGGCTCGCGCGCGCTGCAGAGCGCGGGCAGTGGGTGGCCACCGACAAGACGCCTTGGCATCACGCGGACCGGCATCCGGTCGAGTACGCAGCCGCTCTGGCCAAGATCACAAAAGCAGAGGTGCTTCCGTGATCACATCATTCTGGAGCAACCACCGCCTGAGCCTTACGGGCGCGCACGTCTGCAGGCAAGGTAAATGTGTACACAAGGAAGAGTTCAGTAAACATGCGCAGCTGCTCGATCTGATCGGCTGGCAGCTCTTCGTCATCGTGCGCTCCATTGTTACCGTCAAGGCGAATCAAATGAGCCCATTCCTTCAAGTCGGAGGTGAGTTTGCCAGCGGCCTCAAGCGCGTTAATACGCGTCACGAGGGTCTTGCCAGCGAGTGTTGCATCGAGCTCGCGCGTTGCCAGATCCAGTGCCTTTCGAAACATCGATGCGGCTGCATCGTTGTTCCCGCGCAAGGCATTGTCGCCACCCTGGAGGAACGAGCGCCGCACGCCATCCGAAACTCCAGCCGGGCACGTGGTCTCTTCAGCTTTTGGATACATCTTGACCAGATAGCCGCCATAGCGCGCAAGGTGATCAGAAAAACTCCCGTGCCATTCCACCCAATCCATATCACCGACGCATGCCACGACTACGCACAGAATTCCGTGGCAGCCCCCGCAGGCAAGCATGACCGTCCACTTCTCTTGATCAATATGGCAGCGCGCAACAGCGCGCATGGCCATACGCTCGGCCAAGCAGTGTGGACAGGTGGTCACCAAGATAGACATAGGCTGCTCTCGTCGTATCGCCGGATCATAACCTTCGATTCGCGGAAGATGGAATGATGCGGCACAGCACCGGCGCGCCTACAGCCGCTGAGGTGGCGCGCTTCGAGCTGGCGAAGGAGGGGCCCTGCATGGCATGCGTTGTGCGCTTGGCAGCCGGCCTGCTGCCCCAGCAGCAGGTGGTTGTGGGCTGCGACTACAACCACTGCAAGAGCGGCAACCGCCGGCGAGGGCACCTGCTTGGCTACGCGTTGTGCGTGTGGCACCACCGGAAACACCCGATGCAGCGCATGACGACCAGCGGCACCCGCGATCGCTACGGCCCATCGCTCATGGACGGGAGCGCGCTGTTTCACGAGACCTACGGCAGCGACGACGAGCTGATCGCGCTGCAGACCGAATGGATTGAACGACAACTGGTGATGGCATGAACGATATCGAGCGGAGGGCGCGTGCCGTGCAGGCGGCAATGAATCACAAGGTCGGTGGTATCACGCCGGCCAAGTATCTTCACTTAAACGAAGCTCAGTGGGCGGAGGTGGTAGACGCCATCATCGCCGCCCTGTCCCGGCAGCAGGCCGGGTACATCGACGCTTTCTACGAGGTGGCAGAGATGCTCGGCATCGGCGCGCGGGTTCGAATTCCCGGCACCGACGAAGGCTCACCCAAGCACGTATGGGAAACCGAGATGCGCCCAAGGCTCATGGCTGCGCTACGCCGACAAGAGGAGGAACGCGTCTACCACGCCGCGTTGCAGCGGATCGGCTATGCGCTTGGCCTGCGGGTGGGCAGCGATCTGACGACCCAGTGCATCCCGGCGATTGAGGCAATGCGCCGCGACGCTGATCGGTGGCAGTTCGTGCGCGCTGGTTCGCCGTCGACGATCAGACTGGATGGGAGAATGCAGCCGCATGGAATCACGGGGCTGGTGCCGCATTACTTCCACGGGAGGGACGAGCAAGAGCTGGATGCCTTAATCGACAAAGCGATGCTTGCCGCCAAACCGGAGCTCCCGGCATGAAGCGCGCGCTGAAACGGTGGTGGGTATACATGGCGGCTGTGCCGTTGGCGAACGGGATAAGCGCGTTCCGAATAGGTCGATCTTGCGACATCAGTGCGACCATCAGTGCTTTGAACGAAGCCAGCCCGATCCAAATTGCTCAGGTGTCGGCAATAAGCGTCGGGTCTAATCGCTTTGCTCTTGCCGCCGAGGCTCAGTTGCTCAGAGAGCTCGCGGGCTATCGGCGACATGGCAACTGGGTGCGTGTAACAACAAACGCGGAGGCCGACAAAAAGGCCATGGCCGCGGCAATGAATGGAATTGCAGAGCTCGTTATCCCGGCGAATGAGGGCGGTGAAGTTGGGTGGCATACCCTTAAAACCTTGAAGCCACTGCGGTAGGCTCGGAGGACCGCCACACCAACAAGGAAGCGAAGTGATCTCATTGAGTGGTTACCGGGTAAATCCCCGATCGATAGTTGCTTACCAGATAACGTCGGAGGCTTCGTTTATCGTCCATCTGACCTCGCCTGTAGTCCTGCCGTCAGGCAGCAGTAGTATCCGGGTGTCATGCGATAGCCCGGATGAGATGCAGGCGATCATCGAAGAGCTAGAGGCTGCCGTCGATGCGATCAATGTTGTGCCTGGTGGGGTGTCTCCGACGAGTTTCTGATCGGTGAGACATTTCGCTTGACACCCGGGGTGGAATCCGCAATATGTAGTCATTGGTGAGAAAAGCCTCCGCAGCGATGTGGGGGCTTTTTTCGTTCTAGCTTTCGAGTCGGTAGTCACAGTGGGTGCGCATCCAGGCAACCGGCCAGCCGTGAGGCTTCCCGCTGGAGTCGCATACAAGGGGCGCTCCGTGACGGCGGCGCCTCAGCGACGCATCCACTGTGCCGGCTCAACAATCATGCAGGTTGGGTTGGCGGATGCCGGCCGCCGAAGGGCTGGAAACGGCCGCCTGCAAATTCTCAAGCCCCGCAATCTGGTGGGGCTTTCGCGTTTCTGGAGCATCGAATGCAGCTTACCGCCCAACAATTGAAGCAGGCGGTGGGTTGCTCCGACCAGACTGCGGAGCGCTGGATCGAGCCGATCAGCGAGGCGCGCCGTCTGTACGGCATCAGCACGCCGCGCCGCATGGCTGCTTTCCTGGCCCAGGTCGGGCACGAGTCGGCCGGCCTGACAGCGGTGGTGGAAGGGTTGAACTACAGCCTCGAGAACCTGACGGCCGTGTGCAAGCGCGCCGCGCCGGGAAGCCGCTGGCGCTCACTGCTGCCACGAGTGAAGGAGCTGGCGCGCAACTCGTTCGGCTTGGGGAATGCGGCGTATGCGAACCGGCTGGGCAATGGCGACGAGGCGAGCGGCGACGGCTACCGTTATCGAGGCCGCGGCCCGATCCAGAACACCGGACGGGCCAACTATGCAGGCATGCGCGACACGCTGCGCGCCAAGGGCGTGCGGGATGTGCCGGACTTCGAGAAGCAGCCCGAGATGCTGGAGCAACCCAAGTGGGGCGCGCTGGCCGCGGCGGCCTTCTGGGATACGCGCAACCTCAACCCGCTGGCCGACGCCGGGCGGTTCGACGACATCACCGAGCGGGTCAACGGCGGGCAGAACGGTGCCGCTGACCGCCGGGCGCGTTACGCCAAAGCGCTGAAGGCGCTCGGAGCATGATGGTGCCGGACCTCGACGACGCGACCCTGCTGGCCGCCGAACGTCAGTCGCTCGATGAGGCTGTGGTGCTGCTGCAGGAGTGCTGGGGCCGCACCTCGCGCCCACGCCGCGACGCGCGCAACGTGCTGCGGCTGGGGTACGGCCGCGCGATCGAGACGCGCGAGCAGAGCGAGCGTGTGGCCACCATGGAGCTGACCGAGGACGTGATGGAAGCGCAGGAGACCTTGCGCGGCCGATTCTTCGAACTGCTGGCCGTGCATCCGGAGATGCGCCCCTCGCTGCCGTACATCATCGCGATCGCCGACATCATCGGCGCCGAGCTGGTGCGCGACGCCACGGACCTGTGGGCTGCGGCGCGCCGCGGCGACTGGCTCGAGTTCGGCTCGGTGATCCAGGAGTTCCGGTGGGAGCTTTTCAGCGACGCTACCGAGCGCGATAAGCGCGCGGTGTCGCGGCTGGTGATGCGCCTGGCGATGGGCGCGGCGAGCCTGCCGGCATGACATTCGCGCGCTACACCTTGGCGCAGGCGCGCGGCGGCCTGGCGGTGCTGGTGATCGCCACGAATCTGATCATCCTCGCCGCGATGCTGGGGATATCGATCCCAGCCGGGAACAAGGACATCGTTCTGCTGCTGGTCGGCGGCTTGGTCAATCTGACCGGCATCGTCGGCGGCTACTACTTCGGGTCCAACAACGCGAGGAAAGCAGGTGGCTGACCGCTGGGACCGCGGCCTGCCGCCGGCAAGTGATCCACCCGGGTGGCTGATCACCGCGCTATGCGGCTTGCTGCTGGCCGTTCTGGCCTGGATCTGGATCACCTACACCAACACGAGGGTTTGAACATGCGCATTCGCTTGAATGCCTCGACTTCGCACTGGCGCGATGGAGTGCCAGTGCAGCACGGTCCACAGACATGGCCGTGGTGGCGGCTACTGGGCTTGTCGCTTCTCCGCCTGGAGCTCCACCGGCCCAGCACGGGTTATCGCCTTTGGGTCTACACCCGTTGGGGTGCGCTGTACGGCGATGTCGTATTTGATCGGCGCAAGCAGGCAGCGGCGTGAACCGCATAGCGATAGCCATCATCGCCGCGCTGCTGTGGTCGGCCGCCATGGTCGGCGCCGGCTGGGCGTGGCGCGGCGACCGTGCGGAGACCGTAGAGGCAAAGGCCGGCGCCGCAACTGGTAAGCGAGCCTTACAAGTTGAGCAGGCCGCGCGTGCCATTGAGCACAAACAGGCCGATGTGCTGGCCGACATTGGAGCCAAGCATGAAGAAGACCGGCAGGCGGCCCAGGCCGTCCCTGATGCTGTTGTGGCTGACCTGCGCAATGGTGTGCTCCAGTTGCGCAACGACCTCGCGACCTGTAGCACTGACCTCCTGTCCCGCTCCGTCACCGGCACCATCGAACGTGATGCGCACGCCCAACTACGAAGCGAGGTTGCGGGCGCTGCTGTTCAAGTCGTCCGAGACGCCGACGACCAGCTCCGCGCCTGCCAAGCCGTAGTGCTGGCCGACCGCGGTCAAGGCCCCCAATCAGCGCCCAGTGCTCGGCCCGGCCGCGCACAACCGTGGAACAAATCGTGGATCAAGAGCGGCGAGTCGAAGCTGAACGGCGAAACTGAAAATGAACGGAGTCTGATTCGTTCAGAAACGGCCGGGGGCCCTGGCGCGTCGGCGGTCCTACCGGGGGGAATTCGGACCCCGGTCCGCGACAGTATTTCGGCCCCTAGGGATGCTCCACCGCAGGTAGGCCAAAAGTGAAGAAATCCCCGGGGAAAACCCGCAATTCAGGGCAGGGCGCGCTGTACATCAGGTAAGACATGGCTGACATCCGGGACTTCTCGCCAGGTTGGTCGATTGCCAGGCTGGCGGACGAGTTCGGGATGGACCGGCGCACCGCTGCAAAGCGGCTCCGGGAAGCCGGCGTGCCGCCGTCTGGAAAGCGAGGCACCAACGACATCTATCGGCTCGCCGATGCCGCGCCGGCGCTCGTCGGTGGCGGCGCTGGCTCGGCATCCGAGCAAATTCTGGATCCACGTGATCTGCCGCCGATGGAGCGGCGCGCCTTCTACCAGTCTGAAAACGAGCGGCTCAAGGTCGAGACAACCACTGGCCTGCTGGTTCCAGCGGCCGAGGTAGAAGCCGATTACGCCGAGCTTGTGAAAAAAGTTGTCCAGTTCTTCGACACGTTGCCGGACGTGTTGGAGCGAAAGCTGTCGCTGAGTCCGGAGCAGGTCATCAAGGCCCAGGAGGAATGCGACCGCGTCCGACAGTCGATGTATGAGGCAATCAGCGATGAGCCAATACGCGACCGCGCGTGAGGTCCGGCTCGGCGTAGCTGAGATGATCAGGCCGCCGCGACGGGTGCGCGTGAGCGACGGGGCGAAGTCGCTCCACATCGCGAACGCGAGCGGTGCTGCCGGCCCCTGGGATCCGCGCGTTGCGCCCTACATGGTCGAGCCGCTCGACTTGACCGCGAGCCGGCTCTACGAAGCCGTGGTGTTCGTGGGGCCGGCGCGATCCGGTAAGACAATCGCCCTCATCGATGGCCGGCTGGCGTACACGATCACGTGCAATCCGGCCGACACGATGATCGTCCAGATGTCGAAGGACGCGGCGGAGGACTACAGCAAGACCCGGATATCGCGGGGCATCGCCGCAAGCCCCGAGCTCCGCAAGAGGCTCAGCCCGCGGTCGCACGACGACAACATCCTGCTGAAGTTCTTTCGGTCGGGTATGTCGCTGCGCTTCGGCTGGCCATCGGTGTCGATCCTTTCCGGCAAGGACATCCACGACGTCCTGATGACGGACGTGGACAACTACACCGGTGACTTGTCGATCGACGAGGCTTTCGGCCTGGCGCTCAAGCGCACGCAGACGTTTATGTCGGCGGGCATTTGCGTAGCAGAGTCGAGTCCCGCGGCCGATTACACAGACGGCGCGTGGAGGGCGACACACCCGCACCACGCCCCGCCAGCCGCCGGCATCGCCGCGCTTTACATGCGTGGCGATCGCCGGCGGTGGTACTGGCCGTGCCCGAGCTGCGGCGAACGCTTCCAGGCGGCGCCCGGATACGACGGCTTCGCACTGCCGCCGCTTGAGGAGTTGCTGGAGCGCGTGCAGGTCGATGATCTGCAGAAAATGGCCCGGCAGTACTCGCTGCTGCATTGCCCGCACTGCGGTGACGGGCTGTCGCACCGATGGAAAGCCGGCATGAATGAAGCTGGCCGATGGGTAGGAGAAGGGCAGGAAATTCACCCGGATGGCTCGATTGAAGGCGAGTCGATCGACACGCGCATCGCGAGTTACTGGCTCGGTGGCGTGGCTGCGGTGTATCAGTCCTGGGAATCGCTGATGGAGCGATACCTGCAGGCGCTGCGCACCTTTGCCACGACAGGTGAGGAGAAGCCGCTCAAGTCGACGCACAACGTCGATGGCGCGATCAACTACCTCCCGATGGCTGCGCGTTCGACATCGAACCCCAGCGATATGGAGGACCGTGCAGAGACGTGGCCCGCTGGAGTGGTGCCGCAAGGTGTCAGGTTCCTGCTCGCTACCGTCGACATTCAAGCCAACCGCTTCGTGGTGAAAGTCACCGGGTGGGGGCCGGGCGAAGGCGGCGGCTTGGAGCGCTGGGTGGTTGATTGGTTCGCTCTGCGCACGTCGCAGCGCGAAGATGGTGCCGGCGGCTTCCTCGGGTTGGAGCCAGCGAAGTACCTGGAAGACTGGGAGCGCCTGGTCGACAAGGTCATCCAGCGCCGATACCAGCTACAGGACGACACCGGCAGAAGCATGCCCATCCGCGCGGTGGGTATCGACTGGGGCGGCAAGTCAGGAACATCGGTGCGCGCGCTGGAGTTCTGGCGCTCGCTCAAGCTGCGCGGGCTGCATTGGCGGGTCCGCTTGGTGAAGGGCGATCCGAATCGCAACGGGGCCCTGTTCCGCGAGACCTATCCGGACAGCAGCAAGCGCAAGGATCGTAAATCCGGCTCAGCCGGCGACGTGCCGCAGCTGCTGCTTAACGTCGACAGGCTCAAAGACACCGTCGCGGCCAACGTGAAGCGCGAGCAGCCGGGACCCGGCTTCTATCACTTCCCGGACTGGCTGCCGACAAGCTACTTCGAAGAACTGGTCGCGGAAACGCGCACAGCCAAGGGCTGGGAAAACCTGGCGAAGCGACGCAACGAAGCATTCGACTTGGCGGTGTACGCAGAGGCGCTCGCGCAGTGGCTGAAGGTGCCGGCAATCCGCTGGGACGCGCCGCCGGCGTGGGCAGCAGAGTGGGATCGAAATCCGGAAGTGGTCGTGGGTGAGGTGGCGGAAACCCCGCGCCTGCGCGCTCCGCGTCGTCGGGTTGTACGCAGCAAATACTTGGGACGCTGAGATGGCATTCACGCAAGAACAAATCACCTCGCTGGAATCGGCAATTGCGAGCGGCACGCTGACCGTGCGATATGGCGATCGGCAGGTGACCTATCACAGCCTGAAGGAGATGCGCAGCCTACTGACCCAGATGCGCGGTGAGTTCGGCGCAACCCTTGGTGTGCGGCCCCGCCGCCGCACCATGCGCCTGTTCCAATCCGGTACGGGCAATGGCTGAATTCGAAGGAAGCTACCGCGCAGGCGGCATGGGCCGGCGCTTGCGCCTCCTGCCGCCGGTGGTGCAGGGCCCGAATGCTGCCCTGGTCAACTTGCCAACGGTGCTGGCGCGCGCGCGTCACCTCGCACGCAATGATCCGTGGGCGGTCAGCGCGCTCAACAAGAGCGTGTCGAATGGCATTGCCACGGGCATCCAGGCAAAACCGCTATGGGGTACCAAGGCGTTCAAGGCTGCGACGTCCAAGCTGTGGAAGCGGTGGATCAAGTACAGCGACGCTGACGGCCTTCTGGACTTCTACGGTCAGCAGGCACTGGCATGGCGCGAGTGGAAGGAAGCGGGCGAGGTGTTTGCCCGGATCCGTTTCCGCCGTCCGGCTGACGGACTTCCTGTGCCGATGCAGCTGCAGCTTATTGAGTCCGAGCAGTGCCCCCGTGGGTACTACTCGCTGGCCACCAACGGCAACGTGATCCGCGAGGGCATCGAGTTCGATGCAATCGGCCGCCGCGTGGCGTACTGGATGTATCGCGAGCACCCGGGCGACCAGGCGATGGTGCCGAACGGCCACGAGCTCGTGCGGGTTCCCGCAGAGCAGGTGATCCACCTTTACCGTCCGAACCGGGCCGGCGCGCTGCGTGGCGTGCCCGCGTCGGCCGCGGTGCTGCTTCGCATGTTCAATCTCGACCGGCTCGATGACGCCGTGCTCGAGCGTCAGGCCATCGCCAACTTGTTCGCTGGGTTCTACAAGGTTCCCGAGGCACAAGAGGGTGAGCCCGGCGGCGCCACGCCAATGACCGATGACATGCAGACGGGCATGGATGCCGATGGCACACCGCTCGCCGGCCTGGAGCCGGCGACGATGCAGGAGCTGCCACCGGGCTATGAGGTCCAGTTCTCGACGCCTCCAGGCGCCGGCACCGACTACGCCGAGTTCCTGCGCGGCCACCTGATGGCAATCGCCGCCGGGCACGACATTCCGTATGAGGTGCTCACCGGTGATCTGCGGAACGTCTCCGACCGCGCGCTCAGGCTGATCCTCAACGAGTTCCGCAGGGTGATCGAGTCGGACCAATGGCTCTACATGATCCCGATGTTCTGCCAGCGCGTCCGTGACGCATGGTTTGACCAGGCCGTGCTGGCCGGCCTGCTTGCCGTGCCCGGCTACGCGGACCAGCGCGACGAGGTCACGGAAACGCTATGGGTGCCCGAGGGCTGGCCCTGGAGCCACCCGGTGCAGGACGTGGGCGCAGAAAAGGCGGCCGTGCGCGCCGGCTTCAAGTCGCGCGACAAGGTGATCTTGGGCGCGGGCGAGGATCCCGAGCAGGTGGATACCGAGATTAAGGCGAGCAACGACCGGGCGGACGCGCTCGGGCTGGTGCTCGATAGCGATCCGCGACGCACAAACACATCCGGCGCCGAGCAGTCGCAAGGCGAAGACAACGGCAACTCAGGCGCGCCGCAGGGCGCCACCGATGAAGGAAACCCCGATGAGCAATAAGCCTGGCCTCCTCGCGCGGCTGTTCGGCCGCAGCAAGCACCCGGTTGTCGCCTCGCTCGCAACCGCCGCCCTCAACCGGCCATTGCTGGTGCACGCGGGAATGGGCGAGGCACTGATTGGCGCCTATCTCGAAGGCGCGGTGACGAGCGATGACACCCTCCTGAGTTGCGACCGCGTCGTAGTGGGTGCCGACACCAGCGTGGATAACGTGGAGGCCAGCCCGCCGCCTACCGAGAGCGTCGGGCGCGTGATCGCGGTGATCAACGTGAGTGGCGGTCTGGTCAATCGTCCGATGCCTGGCCCAAGCGGTGGCGGCCCCGTGAGCTACGCAGCGCTGCGCGACGTGTTCGACGAGGCCCTTGCAGACGACAAGGTCGACGCGATCGTCCTGCGCCTGGATTCGCCTGGCGGCATGGCCGCCGGCTGCTTCGACCTTGCCGACCACATCTACGAATCGCGTGGCGTCAAGCCGATCCATGCGCTCGTCGACGACTATGCGTACTCGGCCGCCTATGCACTGGCCAGTGCGTGCGACCAGATCTGGGTCAGCCGCACCGGCGGCGTCGGATCGATCGGCGTGGTCGGCTTCCATTACGACTGGAGCGCGAATAACGCGCAGATGGGGCTCAAGGTCACGGCGATCTATGGCGGCGCACGCAAGGTCGACTTCAACCCGAATTTCCCGCTGAGCGAAGAAGCGCAGGCCGACGCCCAGGCCGATATCGACATGCTCTACGGCCTGTTTGTCAGCACCGTGGCGCGCAACCGCGGGATGGACGAAGCGGCCGTGCGCGCGACGGAGGCGGGCACCTTTCGTGGCAGCGCCGCCGTCGCGGCCGGCTTTGCCACGCGTCTGGGTACGTGGGACGACATGGTTGCCGAGTTGGGTACTCCCGACGCTGAGGCGCCGCCGCAGCTGGGCGATGACGAAGAGGCCGACGATGCCGCCGCCGCCGTGGCTGCTGCGGGCCGCGTCGAGCTGATCGAATCGCGCCTTCCGGCCTTGACCACCGCCGGCGATGAAACTGCAGCAGATCGTGCGGCTGCAATTGAGAGTCGCGTGATTGCCGCAAGCACACTGCCGGCAGATCTGCAGATGGCGCTTATCCGGCGCGGCCCGATCACCGGCCAGACGCCGGAGGATGCGGTGGCCTACGCGTCGAGCGTGCGCGATGCCTGCGCAGCTGCCATGCGTGGCGGTGAATCCCTGGCGGCTGACTACGTCGAGAAAAACACCGATCTGAGCGCGGTGCGCGTCCAGCTCCTGGCCTTGAAGGCCGAGGAAGGGCAAGCGGCGCAGATCGTCACCACTCTTCCGGCGTCGGACGCCGCGAAGCGGGAGGCTGAAGTGAAGGCCTCCCTCAATCCCGCAACCATCTACCAAAAGCGAGGTAACTGAAGATGGAGCTTTACACCAATGGCGTCCGTAACGCCGAGTTTCTGCTGTCCGAAAGCAACGGCCAGCGCAGCCGCGAGCTGATCGTCATTCCCGCTGGCCAGGGCAACCTGGTCGCCGGCACGCTGCTCACGGCGGGCAACACAAAGGCGACCGATCCTGACGACGCGGTCAAGGTCCTGTATGGCGCGGTCGACGCGTCGACCGAGGCCGTCAAGGCCACGGCGATTGCCCGCGACGCGGAGGTGCACGGCGAGCTGTTGAGCTGGGCCAGCGACACCACTGCCGATGAAAAGCTGCTGGCCGTGCAGAGCCTGGAGCAGGCCGGAATCTCGGTCCGTTGGACGTTCATGCCGATCAAGTCTGGCGCGGCGCACCACATCCAGTTCGTGCAAGTGCCCGTCGGCGGCGCCGTTGGCGCGCCCATCGGGCCGGTGGTCGCCCACATCAAGGATGTGTTCGGTGCATTGGTCAACGGCAGCGCTGCATCGGTCACCTTGACCAAGACAGCCGGCGGTGGGGCGCTCACCGGTGGTGGCGCCAAGGCCGCAGTTGACGGTGTGGTGACCTGGCCGACCGTGTCCTTCAGCGTGGCCGGCACCTTCACTCTGACCGCTGCATCGGCCGGGCTCACCTCCGACGTCAGCGACGAGATCGTGATCACCGCCGCGGCCTGATCAACCCATATCCGGCACCACCCCAGCCCCGCTCATGCGGGGCTTTCTATTTGCCTCAAGGAAACCAATTATGGATCTGCAAACCCTCCTGGCACTTGGTGTGCTGAGCCCCGGCGCTCTGAACGCCTATGTCAACAACCTGCCGGCGACGCCAACGCGTATCGCGCAGCTCGGCCTGTTCACCGAAGCGGGTCTGGTCGGCACCAACATCGTCAAGGTCGGCATCAACGGCGCAAAGCTGGTGCTGGTGCCGAATGTTCCGCGCGGCGCGCCGGCGCAGCCCAAGGCGCTCACCCGTGGCAACGTTCGGATCTTCGAGACCGCGCATCTTCCGCAGCGCTCGACCGTCATGGCCGACGAGCTGCTGAATGTGGTGCGTGACGACGATCCCGCGGGCGAGAGCGTTGCCGCGGTCATCAACGCACTGCAGGTCATTCACCGCCGTGACGTCGACTACACCATCGAGTACCACCGCATCGGCGCTATCCGCGGCCAGGTGCTGGATGCTGATGGTTCGGTGATCTGGGACATGTACGACGAGTTCGGCGTCGACCAGATCACCATCCCGTTCGGCCTCGGAACCGACGCCACCAAGGTGCGCAGCAAGTCACTGGCGGTCAAGCGCGCTATCGAGCTCGAACTGGGTGGCGTGCCCTATACCGGCGTGCGTGTTCTGTGCAGCCCGGAGTTCTTCGATGCGCTGATCGAACACAAGGACGTGCGTGACGCCTACGCGCGCTGGCAGGACGGCGCCGCGCTGCGTAACGACGTCCGCGCGGGCTTCGAACTGGGCGGCGTGGTCTATGAGGAGATGGTCGGCGGCCTGGGCAATCAGCCGTTTATTCCGGCCGGCGAAGCGCTCGCGTTCCCGCTCGGTGTGCCCGACATGTTCATCACTCGGTTCGCGCCGGCGGACTACATGGAGACGGTCAAGGGCATCGGCCTGCCGTACTACACCAAGCTCGAGCCGCTGCGGATGAACAAGGGTGTGGACATGGAGAGCCAGTCCAACCCGATCAACCTCAACACCCGCCCGCGCGCGGTGATCCGCCTGAAGGCCAGCGGCAACGCCTGATCAAGTAGCCCGGCGCGTGATGCGCGCCGGGCTGTGCTGAGGGACGCATGAGCCAGATCAAGATCGATGTCGACGCCGACAACATGCTCGGCCGGCAGTTCACCGCGCTCGAGCGTGATCAATTGCCCTTCGCAATCGTGCAGGCATGCAATGCCACCGCATTCGAAATTCGGGAGACGTGGAAGCGCACCGCGCCCCGTGTCTTCGATAGACCAGCGCCGCTGACCATCAATGCGGCGATGTACCGAAAGGCGACGAAGGAGCGACTGTTCGCTGAGATTTTCCTGCGCGACGAGGCCTTCAAGGGCACGCCGCCCGCCAAGTACCTGCTGGCCGAGGTGGAAGGCGGCAGCCGTCGAAAGAAGGGTATCGAAGTACTGCTGCAGGCCAAGGGGCTGATGCCGGCGGGACAGTTTGCAGTGATCGGCCGCGGCGCTACGCCCGACCAGTACGGCAACGTGCGCGGCAGCCAAGTGACCGCGATCCTGTCGCAGCTGCAGGCGCAACGCGATCACTATCAGAACGAGAACCGCGAAAGCAGCGTTAGCGTGCGCCGCCGCCAGTCGCGCAAGAAGCGCGGCGGGCAGTACTTCGCCATTACGAAGCAGCGAGGCCGCCTCAAACCTGGCATCTACGAGCGGATCAACACCGGGTTCGGCAGCGCCGTCCGAAGCATTTTCATTTTTACCAAGCAGGCGACCTACAAGCCGCGCTACGACATCTTCGGGCTCGCCCAGCGCACCTGGGACAAGCTGATGCCGTTCTATTTCAACCGCGAGCTGGAGAAAGCCATCCAGACCGCAATCACCAAGGTGCAACGATGAGCCAGCGCGATTTTCTGCGCCGCTTCGATGCCTCAGCATTTTCCGTGTTCAAGGACGCTGGCCTCGCGGACGGGGCTGTCTACACAGCACCTGGCGGCGCCCAGCTGCCGTGCACGGTGACCATCGATCGCGATGTCGCCGACTTTGGCGACGACGAAGCGCCGGTGAGCGCGCCACAGACGCTCGTCACTTTCCAGCGGTCAGAGGTGGAGCCAGTTCGATTGGCGCGCCTGGCCTTGAACGATGAGGTGTTCGTGCTCGACCGGCGGATCCGGCAGGACGAGTCCATCAGCCAGTGGGTGGTCGTCAATGGATAGCCCGCGCCAGCGATTGCGTGCTGCCATTGGAACATGCGTGCAGCGAATCACCGAGGCGAATGGCTTCGCAACCAATGTCGGCTTGGCATTCACCCTTGAGCCAGGCCAAGTCGATGCCGACGAGGCCGCCGTGCTGACAGTCCTCGTGACAAAGCAGCAGCGAGCGAGCCAGGCCGCTCTCGTGCGCACGCATCGGCTGACGACGGTGGTGGTGGTGGTCAAGGTGCCAGCCGCGCTGGACGCCGCACAGGCCGCGCTGGACGCCGCCATCTCAGACGTAGAAGAGGCGATGTCGGATCAGCAGGGGCGATACCCGGTCGGCATCGAGTTCCCGCAATACCTATCGATGGAGCCCGTGAAGCCCGACGCCGGTGCCGGCTGGGTGGGTGCCGTCGTGTCCTACCAATCCCACATACCCAAGTAACCCGCCGCCCAAGCGGCATCACGACAGAGGCAATACACGATGGACGATTACAGCTACCTGGGCAGCGGCAAGGTCCTCATTCGCGAGTTTGGCGCGGCCGCGCCCTTCGAGGAGGTCGGCAACGTCAGCGCGCTGAACTTCAGTCCGCAGACCAACACCATCACCTTGGCCGATCACACCAAGCCGGGCGGCGGCACGCGTAATCGCGTCGACCGTGTGACCGAGGTGCAGATGGCCTACACCTTCCACGATTTTGCACCGGCCAACTTCGCCCGGGCGCTGCGCGGCACGGTGACCACTGTTGCTGCTGGCAACGTGGTTGCCGAGCCGGTGGTGGCATATCCGGGCGGCTTCATTCCCCTGGCACGGCGTGCGACTGCCATCACCTCGGTGAAGAACCCCGCCGGCACGACCACCTACGACGCAGGCGCCGATTACGAACTTCGCGACGGCGGGCTGTTCCTTCCAGCGGATAGCGACATCCCGGCCCCCGTTAACGGTGCTGCCAACCTGACCATTGCCTACTCGCATGGCGCGGCCAAGCGCGTGGAAGCATTGACCACCAGCCAGAAGCAGTACGAGGTGCTGTTCCTGGGCCTCAACGAGGCACGCAGCGGCAAGGAAGTGCGCGTGCATGCGCACAAGGTCAGTGGCGGCGTGATGGCGCAGCTGGGCCTGATCGGCGAAGAGTACGGCTCCGGCGAGGTGACTGGCGCCCTGCTGGCCGACACCAGCAAAGGTGCAGGCCTGTCGCAGTACTTCACCGTGGACATCCAGGAATGAGCGCTGACGACATCGACGTGATCACGCCGCCCAGCCGCGTGATCACTTTTCGTGGCGAGCAGCTGGAAGTGACGCCGCTGACATTGGCGCAGATCGGGCCCTTCATCAAAGCAACCCGGCCGATCATCGGCCGGGTGATCATTGCTGCAAGCCTGGCCGGTGCCGGGGCCACCATTGAGGTGGCCGCGCTGATGATGGACGTGCTCGAGCAGAACGCCGATGCCTTCGCAAAGGGCGGCGCCATCGTGACCGGCAAGTCGGAAGAATGGATCGCCGATGCCTCATTGGCTGACGCAGCCGCGTTGGTCGAGGCGGTGGTGGGGCTCAATGAGGATTTTTTCGGCCAGCGCCTGCCGAGCCTGATGCAGATGGCCGGAAAGGCCATTCCCGCAATGGTGGCGACGCAGGCGCGACAGGATGGGCCGATCTCTTCCACTTCCTCATCGCCCGCGGACACCAGCGGCGAGACGTCCTGACGTACACCCTGGTGCAGGCCAGGGCGTTCGCCGCGGCGGCGGTGCGCGATGACCGCGAACGGCTGCGGCAGCGCGAAGCATCCATGGCCCACGCCGTGCGTATGGCGATGGGTATGGAGCCCGCCGCCTTCTCGAAATACCTCAACGACCTGACACTTTAAATGGCCGACCAATCTGCAAATCTGCGGGTTCGCATCAGTGCGGACCTCAACGACATCAAGCAGGGCATGGCGGTGCTGCGTGGGCAACTGGCTGACGTGCGCAAGCAGGCCGGCCAGCCTTTGCCGGCCAACAACCCCGTCTCGCAGCTGGGCGTCTCGGCTGGTCAGACGGCGGCGGCCATGAGGCAGCTGCCAGCACAGTTCACTGACATCTTCACGAGCCTGCAAGGCGGCATGCCCTTCTTCACCGTCCTTGTGCAGCAGGGCGGGCAGATCAAGGATAGCTTCGGCGGGATCGGGCCCGCGCTGTCCGGCGTTTCCTCGGCGCTGGTCGGGATGGTCAATCCGCTCACAATCACTGCGGCTGCAGTCGCAGCAGTGGCTCTCGCATGGAAACAGGGCAGCGATGATGCCACAGCCTACCAGCGGGCGCTGATTCTCACGGGAAACCAGTCCGGGCAAACCGCTGAGCGCTTGGCGGAAGTGGCCGCGCAGATGGACGGCATCGCGGGTGTTACGACCTCCAGTGCCGCCGCTGCGCTCACGCAGGTGGCAGCGACCGGAAAGTTCACCGCCGAGCAGCTGGAGACGGTGGCGATTGCCGCAGAAACGATGCGCGCAGGCACTGGCAAGGCGGTGGAGGAGACCGTCGCCGAATTCGCCAAGATCAAGGCGGATCCGGTTGCCGCGTTGCTCGAGCTCAACGAGACGATGCACTTCCTCGACCAGACCCAGCTCGACAACATCAAGACGCTGATCGAGCAGGGCAACCAGGTCCAGGCGGTCGCATCGGCCTTCAAGATCTACTCCGACACGCTCAAGGATCGGGCGGGCGATGTGCAGGAGAATCTCGGCTACATGGAGCGCGCGTGGCGCGCAGTGAAGGGCGCCGCCTCCGAAGCATGGGACACGATGCTGGGCGTTGGCCGTCAGGAGACTGCCACCAGCAAGATCAAGCAGCTGCTGTCCAACATCGAAGGCGTCAACAGCGGCCGCGGTGTCTACCAGGGGCTGAGTGCTGCTGATCGCGCCAGGATGGTTGCGCAGTTTCAGCAGCAGATTGCCGACCTGCAGAAGGAAGCGAACAAGAAGCCAGTCAAGGTGATCATGGCGGGCATCTATTCCGAGCCTGAGCTCAAGGCAGAGGAGGCGCGGACCAAGTTCCAGGACGAAACGAACAGGCTGCTCAGTACGACTCTGGATCTTGAAGGGAAAATTAAGCAGATGCGGCAGGACGCGGCCAAGGAGGGCGTGACCGACGCGAAGCTGCTCGCTCAGCGCGAGCAAGCGCTGCGCACAGCAGAGGCAGCGAAGGGGGCCAGTGGCGCTGCAAGCCTGGCCACCGCCGGCCGCTCCGCTGGCCTGCAGACTATCAAGGACGCATTCACCGCCGAGCAGGCGCAGATCACCACCAGCACCAAGGTGCTGCAGGCGCAGTACCAGGCGCGCGAGGTCTCGGCAGAGACGTATTACCAGCGCATGCGGGAGCTTGCAGAACGGGGCACTGCTGCCGAGGCGCAGTCGCTGCAGAAGCAGATCGATTACCTCAACAGTCGCAACGTCAGCGGCAAGCAGTCGATCGACGTCAATAAGCAGGTCGGCGAATTGGAGGCGCAGCTGGCCAAGGTGCGCACCGAGGGCGCCGCGGCCCTGCAGGTGTTGTCCACTGAAGAGGGCAAGCTGAAGAAGCAGCGCGAGGACGCACTTGCCTCCTACAAGGCAGCGCTCGACGCCAGCACCGATGCGCTACAGGAGGACATGGACGCCATGATCGCCCGTGTCGGCGCGGGCGATCGCGAATTCGAGATCCAGCAGCGCCTCAACGGCGTCTACAAGGAACAAGCGCAGCGGCTGAACGAGTTGGCTCTGCAGAAGAATGCCGGCCGCATCGACGAGGCGACGGCAGCAGCCGAAGAGGCAGCAGTGCGCGCAGCGACAGATCGCCGTGTGCAGGTGATCCGAGACGGCTACGTGCGTATGTCGGAAGCGCAGGCCGATTGGGGTAATGGCGCGTCTGCGGCGTGGACGAATTACGTGGATGAGGCGCGCAATGCGGCAGGTCAGGTGGAGTCTGCCGTCGGGTCTGCCCTGGGCGGTCTGGAAGATGTGTTCGTCAAGTTCGTGACTACCGGCAAGATGAGCTTCAGTGATCTGGCTAATTCGATCATTGCCGACTTGGCGCGTATCGCTGCAAAGCAGGCGATTTCGGGTGCTCTGGGGGCGATATTCGGTCAGCTCGGTGGTGGAGCCTCGGCTGGAGCCGTTTCCGGAACGATGGGGACGTTCGGCAACAACATCGACCAATTTATTCGCGGTAAGGCTTCAGGCGGCTACACGGGACCGGGTGGGGTGTACGAGCCAGCGGGCATTGTGCACAAGGGCGAGGGCGTGCTGAGTCAACGCGATATCGCCTCGATTGGCGGGCCGGGCGCGTTCCTTTCGCTGCTCAGTACGATCCGCAGCGGCCGCGGGTATGCCGGCGGCGGCCTCGTTGGTAGCACCGCAACGCCTTCGTTTGCACCTGCTGGCGGCATGAGCGTTGAGATCAACAATTACACGGGTCAGCAGACGCGGCAACGTGAGGAGCGTACCCGGGGCGCGGATGGCAGCGAGCTGAAGAAGATGATTGTGGATATAGGGGCCGAAAACATCGCTGCTGGCGGGCGGATGGCAACTGCGATCGAAAGCCGATTTGACACGAGGAAGCGTCGCTGATGGCTGTCTTCCCACCTTATGCCGGCATTCTGTACGACACCGTGCGCCGCTCCTTCGATCCGGCCATTCTGCGGACCGAAATGGAGCGCGGCGTTCCCAAGCAGCGCGTCACCAATGACGGCGTGTTGATGAAACTTGCGATGACGCTGGACTTTGCTACTCCTGCGGACGCGATGGCCTTTGAGGATTGGTACTTCGACGTGATCCGCCGAATCGGTTGGTTCGACTTCGTGCATCCGCTGAGCGGCGCGCCGCTGCAGGTGCGCTTCGAAGGCGGTGACATTGGCGAGCTACGACCGGTGGAGGGAGCCGATCGGCCGTGGCAGTGCGATGTCACCGTGGAGTACCTGCGATGAGCACGTTTCTCGAGCGCCGCCAGCGCGTCACCGACGACAACACAACTGCGCCGCTGGAACTGCTGGAAATGACCGCGCCCTCATTCGGCGCTGTCCTTCGAATCGCCAACGACACGCGCGACTGGGTCAGCAACGGCAACACATACATCGGGTATCCCTTCCGCTTCACTCCGCCGGCGGACTCTGCGGGCGAGACGCCGCGAGCACAGCTGGAAGTGGACAACGTCGGCCGCGGGATCACCGATGACCTTGAGCGCGTCCAGCCGAATGAGATGGTGATGTGCCGCTATCTGATCACTGACCGCGTCCAGCCCAACGTGATCGCTCGGCGCTTCTATCTACCGTTGATACAGGTGCGAGCAGCTGGACCGATCATCACCGCGCAGATCGGCGTGGACTTCTTCATGCGCCAGCAAGCGGTGAAGCTGCGCGCCAACCCGTTCACCCTGCCGGGGATCTTTTGATGCGGGCGAGTGAGGTTGAGCAGTTCCTCAACATCCCGTACGACGCCGATACCTACGACTGCGCCGATCTAGTGGTGCAGGTCCAGAGGGAGCTGTTCGGCCGCGATGTGCAGATGCCGGCGCGTCGACCGCGCGGAGCTGCCGGGCAGGTGGCGCTAGGCGAGCTCTCGCGCGCCTACGCCGTGCCGACCGCTGCACCGGGCGACGGCGATCTGGTGCTGATGTTCGACAAGGGCCAGAGCCGCCCCGGGCACGTCGGGGTCTTCTTCCACCTGGCCCACGAGGGCTGGGTGCTCCACACAACCAGCGCGCTCGGCAGCAGCTGGCTGCACCGCGTGCGCGAGCTGCCGGATTACGGCGCAAGGATCGAGGGGTATTACACATGGGTCTGATGACCACGCCTGCGAGTGACGGCCAGCTGGTGCTCACGCCGCATCCAGTCACGCTCGAAGGGCAGCGCCACATTGCGATGGACCTGCAGCCGGGCGAGCGCCTTTGCGAGTTCCTGCACCGGCACGTGATCGACCTGGACCAGGGCGAATGGACGGTTTCCATCGGTGGTCGCGTCGTGCCGCGTCAGCTGTGGGCCTACATCTATCCGAAGGATGGCCATGTCATCGAGGTGCGCGGCGCGGTAGGCAGAAACGCGCTGTATATCGTGGCGATGGCGGCGCTGATCTACTTCACCGGCGGCGCGGGCGCGACGTGGGCCGCAGGGCTTGGCACCACCGGTGCGGCGGTGGCATACACCGCAGCCTTTGTGGCTGGCTCGGTCTTGATCAACAAGACGCTCGGGCCAAAGGTCGAAAGCCCAGCCGCGCAGAGCGCGGCGGGCACCGTCTACAGCCTGGGGGCGCCGCGCAACCGCATGCGCCCCTATGAGCCATTGGGCTTGCTGTTTGGTCGCATGACCATCGCGGCAGACATTGCAAGTAAGCCTTACACATTTTACGAGGGCGACGATCAGTACCTCGCCATGGTGCTCACGCCCGGTATAGGCATCGGCCGCGTGGAGGCGTACAGCAACGGTGACACACCGCTCTCCAGCTACGAGGGCGTGAGCGTCTTCCATTCCGGCTACACCCAGATGCCGGAGCAGGCCATCCCGCTCTACAGCAACGTGGACACCGTTGACGGTGGTGAGTTGCCGGACACGGCCGACTTCGTGACCCGCACCACCAGCGCAGACACTGTGCGCATCCAGATCAACCTGGAGTACGTGCTCGGCGGCGTGGGCACCTCGGGCAAGAAGTACAACGTGTCCGAGACCGTGCAAGTGCAGTACGCGCCTGCAGGTACCGGGATCTGGGCCACGCTGGCCACGCAGCTGTTCACCGGCGACAAGCTGGACGTCAGCAAGCGCGCCACGGTGTCGGCGGATGTGGCCAAGGGCCAGTACGACGTGCGCGTGCGCATCTTGGGGCAGGGCAACTACACGGGCGACAACACCCAGCGCAACGACTTCCAGTGGTCGACGATGGGCAGTGTGCAGGCGGATACCGCAACCTACGCCGGCATTGCACGTACTGGCATCTTGATGAAGGCCACCGGGCAGCTCAAAGGCCAGCCGGATGAGCTGCGTGCCGAGCACATCGCCGCGCCGATCCCGGTATGGCGCAACGGCACCTGGGTAAATGAGGAAACCAGCAACGCGGGCGCCCACATCCTCAAGTACGTGCGCGGCTATTACGACCAGACCGGCAAGCTCATCGCCGGCATGGGCAAGAGCGACGAAGAGATCGACATCGAGTCGCTACAGGGCTTCATGGGGCACTGCGAGGCGAACGGCTACACCTACAACTACTGGCTGACGGAAGAGCGCAACCACGACGAGGTGCTGCAGGCGATCGCTTTGGCTGGCATGGGACAGGTCACCTGGGCCGGCGGTCGCCTGTCGGTGGTGTGGGCCGCAGACGAGCAGCCGCTCTCCGGCGTGGTCAACATGGCGGAGATGAAGAAAGGCAGTTTCAGCGTGGACTACACGCTGGCCAGCGCTGCCGACGGCATTGAGTACAGCTACTTCGATAGCACGACCAAGAAGGTCGAGACCTTGCGCGTGCCTGCGCCCGGCGTAAAAGTCGAAGACATGCTCAACCCTGCGCGGCTCACCGGTGAGGGCATCGATCGCGAGGTGCATGCGGCGGAGATGGCGCGCTACCACCTCGCCCAGAGCTTGTTCCAGTACAAGGACATCGGCTTTGCCCAGGACTTGCAGTATTTGTCCTATCGACGCATGTCGATGCTGTCGATCTCCCACGACCTCACGCAGTGGGGCTTTGGCGGGCGGATCGTTTCGGCCGAGCGCAGCCCGCTGCTGGGCACGGTCACGCTGACGCTGGACGAGCCGGTGCCGGCGCCGGATACGCGCGGCGCCTTCATCGGCTTGCGCATCCCCGGCGAGGCGGTCTACCGCACGTTCCGCGTGCGCAGCTTCACCGAAGCGGCCGACACCATCCAGCTCGTTGAGGAATGGCCGGACGACGCGCCACTGCCGGGCGAGGGTTATGACGACCCCATGGTGCAGGGTGGTTGGCAGGACAACCCAGCGCACGACACGGTGTGGATCTATGACTTCAAAGCCACGCCGGGACTGCGTGTGCGAGTGGTTGCGATCGAGCCGGAGAGCGATCTGAAAGGCGCCAGCATCAGCGTGGTGCCCGAATCTGCTGAGTTCTGGACCTACGTTAAGACGGGTGTTTACCAGCCGCCAGAGAGCGGATCATCGCTGGCAACCCGGCCGATCCTCAGCAATCTGGCGATCAGCGAGGACCAGATCACCACGGGCGACGTCACTGCCACGGACCTGGTGGCCACGTTCGACATCAGCGGCCCGTTCGACCATGCCGTGGTGTACGCCTCGGCGTCGGACGGCAATGGCGAGCTGGTGGAGGTGGCACAGACGCGCACCCGCACCGCACGGTGGCGCATCCCGCGCGCCGGCACCTACACGATCAACGTGCGCCCGTTCGGCTCGGAGGGGCAGCTGGGCGTGGGCGCCTCGCTGATCTACACGACCATCGGCGCCGACGCGCCGCCGGTGAACTACGACCTGTTCGACGTGGAGGAAGTCGGCGGCGGCATCCGGCGCTACACCTGGGGCTTCTGGACCGACACAATCCAGTCGGCCAACTTGGCCGGCGCGGAGATCCGCTACACCCAGGCACCGGAGCAGGGTGCGCCGATGCCGTCGTGGGATGCCATGACGCCCGTGGGCGATAGTGGATACCACACCGGTGCGTTCGACTCGCCCATCCCGGCGTCGGGCACGTGGGTGTTCGCCATCCGCGCGCGCAACACCAACGGCACGCTGTCGGTGGCGGCGAAGTACATCACCAAGAACCTCGGCAAGAATCTGGCGGAGCTGCAGGAGGAGATGCAGCAGGCGATCGATCAGACCACCGAAGAGATCCGGCAAGGTTTTCTGGAAGCGGCCGCGCGCGATCAGGAGCTCGCAAACAAGCTATTTGAACAGGCCCAGGATCTGGCCAACTTGCAGGCGCTGGTGGAGGCGCCAGAGTGGGTAGATCAGGCATGGCCGGCCGGCTCCATCGTCAAGCACGCCGGCGGGCTCTATGTGGCCAAGCAGGACGTGCCGGTGGGCACGGCAATCACCGACACAGCGTATTGGTCTTTCATCGGGCAGTACGCGAGCTTGGCCGAAGCGGTAGGCGCCATCGGCGTGGCAATGCAGCAGGTCTCAACCGACGTGCAGCAGGTCGAGCAAGAGCTGCAGGTCCTCGCGCAGGATGTGAGCGGGGTGCGCTCCAGCCTCGCCGGCAAGGCGGATGCGTCGGCGGGGCAAGCGATGAACACGCGCCTGACGCAGGCCGAGAACAACATCTCGTCCCTGTCGCAGCTGATCAGCACCGTGCAATCCACGCTGTCGGGTAAGGCAGACACCAGTGCGCTACAGGCCTTGCAATCCCAGGTGAGTCAGCAGGGCAACGAGATCAACGCGCAGAGCACAGCCATCACCTCGGTGACCTCGAAGCTCGGTGGTCGCCCGAACATCCTGCCGAATGGCGGGTTTGAGAGCGGCATCTGGACCAATGGTTCTGCGAGCGGCTTTATCGTGTCCGATGGGGCATGGGGACGCATCATGACCCACACTTCGCCGTGGAACATTGGAAGTGGTGGGCAGGCAGTTGCCTCAGCCCGTTTTCCAATCAACGCGGGCGAGACGCTGACCGTTTCCTGGGACAGTGTGCTATTCGCCCAGGCGGGGCAAGTCAGCATGGACATTGAGTGGTTCCGCGCGGATGGCACCTACATCAGCAGTTCGACGCGTAGCCCAATCATCAGGGCCACGCACAACTTCATGGATGGGGATGCACGGCGTCAGGAGCGTGCATTTACGCGGACGCCGCCGACGGGATGCACGCAGGCCCAGGTGCGGCTCATCTGGGAAAGCATCAGTGGGTGCACCGCACTGGGCTTTCGTCGGGTCAAGATCGAGTACGGCGCGCTTCCCGCGACGCCCTATAGCGCAGACGCAACCGTCGTTGGCCAGGCTTCGGCAACTCAGTCGCTGACAACTCGTGTCACGCGCGCCGAAAACGGCGTTGCAAGTTATGAGGCCGCTGCTACGTTGGCGCTGGACGTGAATGGGCGCGTCGCTGGCATCCGCTCTGTCAACAATGGCGCTACAGCAACCATCGATTTCGCGTTCGACAAAGTGCGCTTCATCGGTGTGGATGCGGGGCAGGGCCGCAGTGAAATCATCAACGGTAGGATCTACTGCTACGCGCCCAATGGCGTGCAGGTGGTAGCCATCGGAGCGGGCGTATGACGACGTTCCTGCGGGTCACGGATGAGGCGACCAATGTGGTGCTGCTGCAGGTTACCGACCAGTCTGATTCGGATTTGCTCACGCAGCACATGGGTGCGATCGGGATCGCCAGTGGCAGCAGCGGTTCGGTGGCGGTGCCGATCACCGGCAGCGCCAATCAGCTTTACTACTGGTTCGTGGCCGACAGCGGTGCAGGCAATGCGCTGCTGCCGTACATCACTGACGACGGCAACACGATCACCTGGAGCGCGCCGTCTGCGACCTTGACTGCCCGCGCCGGCGGCACGTTGTTCTACGGGAGGTTTTGACGTGGCATTCGTTCGCATAAATGCCGGCCCCAATCGGGTGGTGATCTCGGAGGACTGGAAGAATCTGGCGCTAGCATCAAAGCAAACCATCACACCCAGTGGCAGCGGCGTGCTGAAGACGTGGAGCCTGACTGTGGCTGGAACTAACCCGGCGCTGGCGTTTCTGGGCGAGAGTAACGCTGTGCTCGCCCAGCGTTCTCAGAGCGGCAATAGCTTCACATTTACCGGATGGACGACAAGCGGCAGCTTCACCGCGTACGTGTTCGATGAGCCCAACTTCGGGCGCATGAAGTACTTCTGGGTCCGCAATCCCGCGAACAATCAGGTCGTGTTCGACGCAACACTCAAGTACATGAAGGTGCGCGGGTTGCTGCAGGGCAATGCGAATCAGGGAGGATCGATCACGCTGCCTGCCGGCCGGACCTACGCTGCGCTGGCCGGCTCCACCGGCAACATCATGCTCGCCATCGGTGGCTTGATAGGCGGTGGGCCGCAGTGGCAGGTGCAGGTGCTCTGGCGTAAGGGCGTGGTCAACATCAACGGCAATGTCGCTTCCATCTCCGCAATCGATACCGCGCAGGATCTGCGCACCGGCACTGACCGAAACCCTCAACCGCCCCCTGGCAATTACGGCCAGGCCTGGGTGCGCGCTCCCATCCTCGACGTCACTGGATACTGACCATGCTTATCAGCGAAAACCCAACCTTCGGCACGCAGACAAAGATCGTGTCGCCACGTATCGAGATCCGATGGAACCCGGCCACCAATGATGGTCCGGTCGAGTTCCACCTCGAGCAGATGACCACCAAGCCGCACCCCGATGGCTGGACGCAGACGCTGGAGCGGTCCTTCCTGCGCGTGCTCACGGTGCAGATCAGCGACCTGATCGGCCGCAGCTACGACATCACTGCGCCCACGACGACCGAGGTGGACCCGGCTACGGGGCAGGCCATCAAGGTGCCAGGCCAAACGGTTTCTGAGCCGGGTGTGCATCTGCTGCTGGGCATCAAGGCGGCCACGCGCGCGGCCTATGATGCGAACGTGGTGACGCCCGACCCGGATGCAGACCCGATCGCGCAGCAGATCACGATCATCTGGAACCCGATCAACGACACCGGCACCGTGACGTTTCAGGTAGAGGACCGCGGCGCCGCTCTCGGCGTGCTGGCGGCGCCGATCGCTGACCTGATTGCTCCGACCTATGCGATCCGCTATCCCGGAGCGGAGGAAACGCAGGAGCTGGCCGGCTGGAAGCTCCAGGCGCTGATCAAGGCGGCAACCGATAGCGCCATCGCGGCCAGCCTGGCGGCCGCGGAGCAGGCGGCAGCCTGAGCACGCGGCCGCTCTACGTCAGCGGCCGGCCGTAACCACCTTGCGCACGCCCCTGCGGTCCTGAAACTTGATGCTCCACGGCGTGATCAGGTAGCCGGGGCGGCGCGCATAGATGGCCGGGATGTGGTCTTCGCGCGCGTCCTTGGCGATTCCGTTGACCAGGACGTACGGCGCCGCCGTCTTCGGGACCTCGCACCAATCCTGCCGCCCATCGGTCTTGAGCGTCAGCCTGTACGGCCCCGCGCCCAGGATTTCGCCGCACACGACGGTCCGGGTGCTCACCGAGGCTGCGCGGGCGCGCGGCGCGATGCGAGTGACGAAGGCATCCAGGTTCTCGCCGGCGGCCGATACCTCCTGATGCAGTTCGGTGGTCTGGCCGAGCTTCACCTGCAGCGGGTCAGCGGCGAAGGCGGGCAGGGTGGCGCCGAGAAGCGCCACAGCGGCGGTGGCGAGGAATGGGTGCATCACGTTCTCCGGATCAGCTGCGCCAGTCGTTGCTGGCGGCGCGAGGGCGTCTCGGCGCAGTGCCAAGATGCTGTGCGCTTGATCAGGAAAAAACGTTCATCTTCTGCGCAGTTGTACGGCTTGAATTCCGGATCGGCGGCGATTTGGCGCGACCGTTCGTCAGACAATGCTATGCGCCACAAGGGCTTGCGGGTTTTTCCCACAGTTTGGTGTTGACCCCTCGCGGGGACCCCAATATGTTGCCAGCTACCGGCCTGCTTCAGGACGGTAAACGAAATGCGCCCCACCTAGCTCTAACTAGGCAGGGCGCTTGGTCTTTTCACTACAACTGGTCAAGCGTTGTGAACTTCGGTTGTTAGGCGTTCCGAATGCCATGCAGTGTACATCTTGGGTTTTCGTTCGCAAGTGATTTGCGTAACAAACCGTGACGTATGCATGTCGGTTCAACAGCGCAGGCCAGCACCATAAGGCATGCAAAAATGTTTACGAAACACCAATTTAACCTTCCCCTCATCCAGAGGCAGGTGAACAACAGTTTGGTGGAGCAACGCCAGATTGATGGCTACATCAATGCGACTGCTATGTGCCAGGCTGCTGGTAAGCGGTTTGGGCATTACATGGAAAATTCGAGCACCGGTGACTTCCTGAAGGAGCTAGCTACCGATGTCGGAATTCCGACATCGGAGTTAATTCAAGTAGTTAAGGGCGGCAGCGGACCCCAAGGAACGTGGGTGCATCCAAACGTCGCGACTCATCTCGCGCAATGGTTGTCTCCGAAGTTCGCCGTTGCGGTCGCAAAGTGGGTACATGAGTGGCTTGCTGGCCGTCGTCCAAACGGAGCTCCTCAGGCAGCTCTGCCGCACCATATACAGCGCTACTTGGCAAACCGCGATCAGGTGCCATACACGCATTTTTCCATCCTGACCGAGATGACCCTGGGGTTGATCGCTCCGCTCGAAGCGCTTGGCTACACGCTGCCGGACAACATGGTGCCCGATATATCTGAGGGCAAAATGTTCGCCAGCTGGCTACGAAGCAAAGGTGTCGACACCAGCAAGGTTCCCACCTACAAGCACACCTATGCCGACGGGCGAGTGGTCGAGGCCAAGATGTATCCCATCGGGTACATGCATGAGTTCCGAATCCATTTTAACGAGGTCTGGTTGCCCACTAAGGCTCTGACTTACTTCCGTCAGCGTGACCCGTCTGCGCTGGCTTTTCTCGAGCGAATGTTGCTCGTCAGCGCTGATAGAAGGACATTGCCGCCAGCTGCATAAGGATAAGGGCCCCGCTTCGGCGGGGCTTTTTCTTACCCCGCACCAATGAAAAGCCCGGTGTCGCATCGTTCTGGCTTCGGTGAGGATGGTGTTGCCGGTCGCGGTGCCAAGATGGCCGCTCAACCCGCATGGCGCCCGAGCAGCGCCGGGCCGGCACCTATCCCCATGTGATGGTCGATGATCCGATAGATTCCATCGCATCCATCTCGGCGTCGGTCGGCCCCCATTGGTCTAGGTCGCAAGGGGCCGCGGTGCTGACCGTGCGCTGCACCGACTTCCACGCAATGCGCTCGCCCGCGCCTGTCTTCCTGGGGGCCTTCCTCACGCCTGGCAGGCCAGTCCGGGCCGCGATCCAACGCTCAGCGAAACGCATGGCCTGTCGAAGGCTCCCGGTCTGCGCTGCCGATATCCGCACGCCACGCCAGGACAACCAGACCTGCCCGCCTGCGATGTGAGCCACGGTCCCATAGTTGAAATGCATAAGCGCGCTGTTTGAGGTCACGGAGACCCAGCGGCATGCAGGGGGAAGGGATGGCGGCATGGAGCTATGGTGTGCAGCAGCTGGCGCACATCCTGCGACACTACGAATGAGCAGATACCGCGCTCCGCAATCGCTGCAGAGGGGCATGCAAATACGTGAATCGAGCGTTAGTATTCATGCTAAATGCGGAGCGCGGATCTGCGCTAAACCCTTGCGGCACTAGGTGGCGTCCGAAGACTTTTAATCTTTCGGTGAAGCCGAATCGTCGGCGTTCCCGGGCAGCAGGTAGTCGGACCAGGCCTGCATCAGCAGCCGCCTCTTATCGATCAGCGCGCCGCGCCGGTAAGCGGCCTCGGCCTTGTTTCGAATCGCGTGCGCCAGCGCCATCTCCACCACCTCGCCCGGGGTGTCCTGCGTTTCGGCCGCCCAGTCGCGGAAGCACGAGCGGAAGCCGTGCACGGTGTAGGGTAGGCCGAAGCCCTTCGGCGCCGGCTTCTGCACCAGGTACAGCATGGTGTTCTCCGACATGGCGAACGGCGGCAGCTTGCGATCCAGGCCTTGCAGGATGGCCAGGGCGGCCGTCGACAGCGGCACGAAGTGATCCCGACCGCCCTTCATGCGCCCTGCCGGGATGGACCAGATGCCGGCGGCGAGGTCGAATTCGTCCCAGCTCGATCCGGTGACCTCCTCCGTGCGGGCCGCCGTAAGCATCGTGAACTGGAGTGCGCGGCGGCTACGCGCGTCGCGCTCGCGCAGCCGGGCCATGAAGGCTGGCGCATCACCGTAGGGCATCGCCGCGTGGTGCTGAGGCTTGCGCACCTTGCTCGGCCTGGGAAGGAGGTTATCCAGATGTCCACGCCAGCGCGCCGGGTTGTCGCCCTGCCGGTGGCCATGCACCTTCGCCCAGTCGAGCACGCGTTCGATGCGCGCACGCAGGCGCGACGCCGTCTCGGTCTTGGTGGTCCATATCTGCCGCAGGCAAGCCATCACGTGCGCCGTGTCGATATCCGCCACGGGCATGTCCCGCGCCGGCCCGTGGTCCTTCAGCGACTGCGTCCACTGCTGCGCCTGGGCGTCGTTCTTCCACCCGGCCTTCTGGCTTTCGATCAGCGCATCGGCGCACTCGCCGAACGAAAGGCCGACGGATCTGCCCTGTACGCGGGCGGTGATCGGGTCACGGCCTTCCAGCAGCAAGCGGCGATGCTCGACGACTGCTCGCCGGGCCTCTTGCAGGCTGACCAGGGCGGTGGATCCCAGCCCCATCTCCCGCCGGCGGCCGCGCAGTTGGAATCTGAAGACCCAGGACTTGGCGCCGGTCGGACCGATGAGTAGATAGAGACCGCCGCCGTCAGCGTGGTAGCCTTGCGCTGTGACGGTTTGAGCCGCCCTGGCGCTCAATCGATTGGTGGGCCTAGCCAT